AAGTCCAAGACAGACTACCTATCTTATTCTTGGACCTTGTAAATTGTGTTTTCTTGCTCATCGTCCAAAATCTAATTCATAAAGTGAAACTTCTTGAATCTTTTCCTCTCCAAGATATACATCTAAATAATTCTCTGGTGAGCTATAAGCATCTAGATACCTAACCCTAGATTCCATTCTCAAATTTTTCTTAAGGTACTCTTTAATTACTTTCTCTATACCTTCTACCTCTTTCTTATTCATCGTCTTCCTCCTCCTCTTCTGAATCTGAATAGTTTTCGTATTCTACTCCATCAACTGGGAATAGATTTGTTTCTATTTTCTCCAGTTGCTTTTTAGTAGTACCTATGGTATTTACTCCGGCTTTCCGTAAAAGTTTTCTACGAAGTTCATCATCCTCCTCCAAAAGCTTTTGGAATTTCTCTTCCCCTCTTGCAAGAGTTTTACCTTTCAATTTATACCCACCAGTAGTTTTTTCGATTACATCGGTATCTACCAATACATCTTCCAAAGCATAGCATCTGTCAAACCCGACTTCGTGGAATTTAGGATTGAAATATACAGGGCATTTGCTGATTGTAGGTCGAGGAGGAGCAACTTTATTTTTAATAAGTCTGATAGTGACAAGTTTCCCAGCTTTCCTTTCTTTCCCATTTTGTTTAATGGTAACAGACCTTCCTGAATAGAAAGCAGCTCTGATTGAAGCGTAGAACTTAAGTGCTGCACCTCCTGTAGTTGTTGTGTTATCTTTTCCAAATCCGACATTCAAAGCAGTTCTTAATTGGTTAATATAAATCTGAGATACTCCCAGTTTGTAGAATAACTCACTTCTGATACGGAAGTATTTGTAAAGAGCCTTTGCTCTACCTCCCATCTCTGCCTTACCATCAACCATCTTAGCATCTATATTATCAGTACAGTCAGTAGCTGCAATGGAATCGATTACTAAGAGTATCGGTTCATTGTGAGTTAATTGAGAACGTAAATAAATTGCTAAGTCTGCTACTACGTCTGCAATATATTCAATACGGGTATCATTAACAATAGTTACTCTTGCAGGGTCTACTCCATTGATTTCAGCCCATGAATTCATCCAGGATTGTTCAGCATCTACCCATATCACATGACCTCCAAGTTGTTGAGTAGCATAAGCAAAGTTATAAGCCACTAAAGATTTACCAGAGGATTCCTCTCCAGCAATCTCAACGATTTTACCATAAGGAATACCCTTACCGAATAAGTAGTTCAGAGCAAAGAAAGTAGATGGTATATATAAATCGGTATCAGTAACTTCTGAAGCTAATTTAATCATACTCCCATATTTCTTTGCCATCTCATTTGCTGTTGGTACTTTTAAACCAACCTTAGATTTCTTTGCCATAATGTAATGTCTTTAAACTAAAGAAGGTGATAACAGAACGAATCTAATTACCACCTTCGAATGAAACCATATTACTAACCCTTAAATATCCGATTTGTATTTTCTTTTCTTTTTCTTAGGTTCATCATCTTCCATGTAATGGTCTTTGTGAACTCCCTTTTTCTTTTTCTTCTTTGACTTATCGTCATCATCGTCATCACCATGGTCTTCGTTTAGATACTGTGAAAGTAAATCTTCCAACTCATCATAGGATTTGATTTGAGAACGAACTATCCCCTCAAGGTCAATTGTACCTTGATATTTCTTGTCCAACTTAGTTGGTTTGCAAGCACGGGCAGAATAAGTGGTATCTAGTTTACCAGACCCGGAACGAATTACCTTGATATCGTATCCAGTTTTTGGATCTGTCATATCACCTGCCTCATCTTCATCAAGGTAAAGGTCAATGATATCCTGGTATACTGAGCGAGGAACTAAAACTCCCTTATCTTTGCCTTCGTAATCTACCTTACTACCCTTTTCATCTGAGTAAATGATACCACCGATGACATATCTTCTTCTTGGCACCAAATTCTTGGCAAGTTCCTTGTCATCTTCATCCTTGGAGTTTTTCAATTCTTGATATTTCTCCATGAATGGGCAAGGTTCATCAAAAGTAGCCGGAGATATAACTCCTCCCAAATTTCCACCCAGGTAAAATTGAATAATTTCGATACCCAATTCTTGGTCATCACCTGGAGATTTAATTCTCATTCTCAGGGTTCCTTCTTTTGGATATACCAACCCACTGCCATTTCCCTTAGATTCTAGCTGTTTCTTTCTAGCTAGCATCTTTTCTTTTGTAGAAAGTCCCTCTGATGAAACTTTCTTTTTCTTCTTGTCTTTTATCATAATGATTAGTTTTAATTATTCGGTTCTGAGTAAACTACTTCGTTCATACTCAATACGGTAAGAACGTTTTTCTCTAAAAGTTGTTTGAGAGCAGGAGATAGTTTGTCCGTTTCGAATTCAAGTTCTTTACCTGCATACAAACCATAGGTAACTATTCTACCTACAGCAACCAATTCTCGGTAGGTTTTGTATTCTTCTGTAATTTCCCCACTCTTTACTACAACCCCTTTACGAGGAACTCCCTCTTTTACTTGTTCAGGGATAATCAAACCGGATTTAGTTTGATTTACCTCCTTTGGAGATAAAATAAGTACCCGGTTTTCTGTTGGGCATCCGGGTAATTCTTGATTAAATTTCTCAGCTACAAGAGGTGAGATAAATGTCATTGAATAATTCATATTCTAATACTGTTTTTAAAAGTTAGTAATTGTTTATAGTTCAATGGGTTAACCTTTTCTTAGGTTCGCATTAATAGTTCTTAATATATTCTCCCGACTCTCATAGGCTTTACATATAGCTATGAACTTATTTGCTTTTTCTACAGCTTTTAAGTATCTCTCATAAATAGAAGAATACTTCTTGTTAAGATTTGCCTTATGAGAAACATATTCGTTATTCCACCTTTCATTAGCATCCTTATAATATACCCAAGCATTGGAATAGGCTTCATCCTTTTCCCTTGCTAGTAAATCTCTTTCCTTTATATACTTATCTCTAAGAGAACAAAGAATATAATAACTAGAAGGAGATTCTCGTAGCTGAGAATTAATGATATTCTCATTGATAGACAATTCTTTTTGAATATCTATTTCTAGGGCCCTACCCTCAAATTTAACCTTTAGTTTCTTTAGCTCCGTCTTCATAAACTTCTAATAGGTTTTTAAAGTCTTCTTTACTAAATTCCCCTTTGCTTATTGCTTTAGTTACTTGAGCAAAAGCCATTTGATAAGAGAGTTTCATACCGGGCAAATTAAGAAGAGATTTATAGATGCTTACCTTATCTACCAAAGCCATTAATCTTAAGTCGCATAAGTTATCAGTACCACCTCTATCGAGTAAGGCTAAAAATGCAGCCCAATAAATATGGGTGGCATCTTCATAAGCAAGTTTACCATCCTCATCTGTAGCCATCATTTTAAAAGCCAATCCCTCTAAAGTAGTAAGATTAGTTTGTACTTGAGATAACTGAGTCTTTAATCGGTTAAGTAACATTTTTTCTTGTCCACTCAACCTTAGATTAACTCCATCTAAATACTTAAGTAAATTTTCGATAGAATAACCTAAGCAACCTGCAACCATATAAGTAAGGGCAGTTAATTTGCTTGCATTATCAATCTCTTTCTGTGTTGCCATAATTCCATAAATTTATATTATTTATGTAGACATAGTATCTTCTCTTTTCACTCCTGTAATGGTAGATACTGAATCTGAATGCTTTATATTAGTTTTACAATTAGGACATTGTACTATCCTAAAATAATCGCCCGATTTTTTATAAACCCCAAAAGTTTCACTATTGTCATATTCAAATTCACAATCACATATTGGGCATTTAGCTCTCCATACCGTGGGTCCGTTCAAAATCTTTTTCATATTGCTTCATTTGTTTGTTAAAACGTTTCTTATACTCTGAAATAGGTATGTGTTTATATTTCTTATGTTCTTCCATATATTCTTCTACTGAGAAATCAGGTTCTAACATTTTCTTATAATCATAACCCGGAATAAAAGGTAACTCTTCTGCCATTGACCTACCAATAACAAACTCCATGTCCATTGTGACATCATCTATCTGAAAGCCGAAGTATGGCTTAGTTAATGGGTTCCTATAAATTTGCCACATCTCATATATACTCCAAATATTAATATTCTCTGGTTTAGTAATCTGATAATTAGCATCATGTACCAAACATACAGACTTAGTAGAGGGTAATTTACCTTGTCTCATTAAGTAGTATATGAGAATACTTCCAAATAAACACATATCAGATGCTGCTGATTGACATGGGAAATTTAATGCTAATCTCAAAGCATAAGCTTCTTCTCCCTTATCATTTGAATATATTTGGGGTAATCTTCTTTTCCTCCCAAATAATGATACCAGATGCCCATTCTTTCTAAGGAATTTCTCTTGTTTCTTCAAGAAGGTCTTCAACTTGGGGTGTTGACCAAAGAATATGTCCATTTCCTTTTGGGCTTCTTCTGGTGTAACTATAATACCAGATTTTGGGTCAGATAGTTTTACTGCTAGTAATTTTGCACCAATTCCATAAATAAGTCCAAAAGCAATTTGTTTAGCTTGCTTTCTTCTCACCTTCCATATCTTATGTTCTGGATGATTTTCATCCTCATATATCTTAAGAGCTTCTTCATAGGGTATATGATATTTAGTAGCAGCAATTGCTAAGTGAGGGTCCTGACCAGAGTTAAAAGCATTAAGATAAGTTTCATCTCCAGATAGATGAGCCATAATTCTTAATTCTGCCTGGCTAAAATCACTAGCAATATATAAGGTTCCTTTAGGAGCTTTTAATTGTAATTTAATATTGGGGTCTACGGATGTCTTGGGAATTTGTTGAGCATTAGGTTCTGCAGAGGATAATCTTCCACTTGTAGTCCCATGAATAAGAAATCTTCCATGTAATCTATCATCATCTTGAACTTTTTCATTCCAACCCTCTATATAGGTTTTATACATCTTCTCTAAACCTCGTAATTCAAGAAGCCTATCAAGGAAAATTGCCTTAGGTGAATCTGGTTTTTTAACGGTTAACCTTAGATTAGTAAGAGTCTCTTCATCTGTACTTGGTTTACCGGATTCATTATTCTTAATTACCTCAAAATGAAAACCTTCTTCCGAATACATCAATGCAGGTAAATCAACTGAACTACCCAAATTGATAGGTCTTATCAATTCTTGTTCCTTTTTAGTTGTGAATATACCAGCCTTGATATTTGAGATTTTCTGTTCCCTTGATACAATCTTTCGTTTATCTTTTGGATCATTATAATCTAGCTCCTCAAGTTCAGCTTCGATAGATTGAATATATTTATCAACCTTTTCTTGATTATACTTCTTTTCGAATTTCTTTACTCTTGGCAAATCATATATAGCTTGTCTAGCCGCATCTATTTTTGGTTTATATGTTTCCAGTAGTTGATTATTGAACTCTCTATCTAGATACAAACCATTCTTCTCTACTGAAGTGAGTACCCTTGATGCAGACATAATTAAATTCCTGAAGGTACTGTACAAACCAAGGTCAATCAGCTTCTTTTCAAAGAATATCATTAACCTAAGAGTATAATCCGTATCTTGACATCCATAATGGCAAAGTGGGTCTAACTCTTTTTTATCCCAAGGTATTTTATCGAAAGCATCTTGCTTCTCATAGTTACCATACTCTGGTAAATACCTTCTTACCATTGATTTTAAATCATTAGGTTTTTCCTCGTTTAGTAGATATTTTGCAAGCATACCATCTAAACAAGTACCTCTATAGAATATTCGATACTTTTGGTTTATCTGGTCATCAAATTTCCAGTTCCATGCAACCTTGGTTATCTCATAATTCTCAATTACCTCTTCCCCAAATTTCCTTAGCATCTTTTTCCAATTCCACCCTGGAGATGTATAATCTTTTGTTTCGAAATGGTCTAAAGGAATGGAAGCACCAAACCCTGGCATCCAGGATACTGAGAGTATAGTTGGCTTAAAACCCCTATTATATATGGGTGAACCATCAGTTTCATAATCCACACTGGCATATCCGGTATACTTACATAGTTCAATAACTTTTTTAAGCATACGTTTGTTCTTAATAATTACATATCTAGTTTGCATGATTGATGTCTCCCATCTTTAACACATTGTTGAATATTCTCAGATTGAGTACCCCAGTAAAGATTTTTATAAAAATTATTCTTAGGATTATTATCTTTATGACATACAAATGGTTTATTTAATGGGTTAGGTATATAAGCTAAAGCTACCAACCTAGACACTTGTACATAATGTCTTTTACGGAAATCATCCTGTATTACTAACCTATAATATCCCTTATGGTTAGTTATTCTAGTTAATTCCCTCCAATAACCCACTCTGTTTAAATCTCCAACACCAGTTTTAGATTTTCTACCTAATCCAACTCTTCTTCTGGTATATACCCGACCTCGTTTAGAAACATAATAACCAGAAAATCCAGGTATATTATCCATGAACCTTTTACGCAAGATTACTGGAAAAGATGATACATGTTTTTTCTTCATATATTTATAAATAGAAAAAGGGACATACCCACCCGTAGTAGATACATCCCTCATTATTAGTATTTCTCTTGTAAGTCTTCCAGATTAGATGCTAATGATGTCCAATCTTTCTTATAAGCATGAAGAGAATCGATTGTGTGATACAGATAACCCGGTTTTACTCCTACCTCTTTAGCTACATATTGCATGAGTCTCCATGCAAGATATACATCATTACCGAAATGTTGTACAAAGTCCGAACTTCTTTGATGATAGCAAATATGTAATACCTTCTCTCCTTTACCATTCTGACGGATAAGGAAATCATAATACATTGAGCAAGGTATACGTTTACTTCCATCAAGGAATCTTAAATCTGTACCATGGAATATAGGGAGTACTGCTTTACGAGTATCATTATCCCTCTTAAGAAGTTCAATAACTGATTGCATTGCTGAATCACAGTTAAAAGAAGTCCTACCATAAATGTCTAACGAGTTCCAAATACGCTCTGGGTAGGTGTAATCAAACTTACCATTCACCAAAAACTGTTCCCATAAATCTTTTCTCAATTCCCAAGCTTTACCTGGATTTAAATCATACCAACCAATTCTTTCTTTAAACTCGGCATCTGCCCATTCCTTTGAATGAGAGAATATGAATAACCATACTGGGTCTCCAAGTGAAGTTAAACAATATTGTTGGCAAATGAGTTCTTTTGTAATAAAATCCTCATTACCTTCAATCACTTTATTTTGATAGGTCTTTGGTTTTACAGTTTGACCATAACTGTTGAGTTCTCTGCCCATTTCGGACATTAACTCAAAACTGTTAGAATATATCCTCATATAATATAAATATTTAATTGTATGACATTGTAGAACTAACCCAGGTCATATGCCAGTAGCGATATACAAAATCATCAAAATCCTCTACCTCTTTTAATAACAAGGGTATATCTGGTTCTCCCCCGTTCTTTTTAATCTCAAAAACTTGGTAATAGAATTTGTTTACTAATCCTATACGCTTCTGATTTAAAAATTCCTTAGCTTCCATTGTTCTTTTGTTTTAAAAGTTTCTTTTTATAGGCTTTACGTTGAGAGTAAGAAATTACATTCTCGGGATATTCAATATCTTCGTATTCAAGAAGTAATTCTTTTGCTTTCATTGATTTATATGTTTCCTCATATAAATCTGGTCTGAGCACTTTAAAACTTCTAAAGAATACCTTGAATGAAGAGAATTCCTTCTCTGTGCCCTTTTGGAATTTTTTCCATATCTCTTTTATCCTCTTATTCCATGAATTCTCCTCTGCTCCTTTAAGTACCTTCTTCAAAGGTTTATGGGTATGATACATTAGAAGTGTCTCCACATTTCCGTACATTTGAGTCGCAAATAGGTTGATTTGTACTGACTGGTCCGGCCCATATACGTACTCTGACATTCGTTGAATTAATAGGAAATCGAATATTAACCTCTTGGTAATCTCCGAAGCCCGAACTACCATTGTAATAACTGGGATGTCTTCCCCGAATCGTTTTGAAAAAGTCGCAGCTATTAGACATTGTTTACCGTTATCATGATGATTGTTAAACATATAAGTTATATTATAATTCTGATTGTACTTATTTCTCAGTACTCTCAGTTTACTACGCAACAAGTCAAGCTTATTAAAATCTATGTAGTTATTCAATAAGCTAGTCCACTTAGTTTCTTTATAATTGAAACACCGCCCATAATCAAATTCTGGGTCTACCCATGCTTTTCGTATCTTTATAAATACGTTATACACTACTGCTACCCCACTATTAGCCATAGCCCCCTTTCCAAATAAAGCAGGCTCTAATCTTAGGAATCCCTCATTGAGTTTTTCCCATGCCTCTTGTGAAGTAGCAAATTCTAACGAATGGAGGGACTCCTCCGGATTAAGTTGAAGTCCCTCTAATTTCTTATTCCACCCTGACATTAATAATTAGTATTTTGTCTCCATAAATTGAGACGTTGTTTTTTAAAGAATAAACTAAATAATCCGCAAGGAGTAAACCCATTCATGGCTAAGAATCCCATATAGAGATAGAAAGCTTTTACTAATGATTCCTGAAAATCTATTTCTTTAGTCATCACTTGAGTTTGTTTCCAGGGTCTACATTTAAGGAAGTTCCTTGCTTTATTGAGTTCATATATTACTTCCCATAAATATAGCTTCTCGTTTTCATGAGATATCTCGCTCATTTCATGAAAACCTGGGGTATAAGAAACTATCTTATCATACTCTGATCTATCCTCTCTTGCCCAATCAGTTGAACTTAATATAGGATATTTCCTTACACTTCGATGATCTGGGTACTTGATGAGTAGGTCTTTGACTCCAATTGCCATTACCTCAAATAAACTCTTTGCATCTTGGTATTTCAGAATATCTTCTGGCAATATATTAGAATACAAAAGCAAAGTAAAGAAGAATCCCAAGGCATCTGCTTGTTCCTCATTTGCATTTGCTAGATGATTTAATACCTGAGTGTATTCTTCTGAGGTTAAGCAATCATTATTCCATCCATAATCACGATATATAGATACTACTTCATCGGTAGATTCGAATCCTTCGGTTAATTCCTCAATAACCCTACCAATAAAATCCTTTAGGATAACTTGGTTCTTTGGGTTATTTATATCTAAAGGATAATCAGGTAACCTTTCTATCTCTTTATACCCAAAGAATTGTTCTATCCCAAGATCATACATTTCTTGTAGTATCCGTGCCTCAGTTTCTTCTACCTGAGGCACTTGTTCATTTATATTCCTTATGTCCACTATTTTATGTTTTGAGATGAACCAAATCCTTTATCTCCTCTGCTTCCCCACATTTGTGATTCAGTATAAAACTCCTCTTGCTGAATCTCCTCTGGCTCGGTAATATAAATGGGTACATGAATAAATTGTACCAGCTTTTGACCCGCCTCGATAACCTGAATTTCTTGAGAAGTGTTATATATCCCAATATGTATCTCTCCAACATAAGGGGAATCCACTATCTCGGCAGTAAAGATTAACCCTTTCTTAGTAGCTATACCAGATTTGTTTGCTGCCATTAACATAGATGCAGGAGGTTCTAGCAAACCTTTGATACCCGATGGGATAAGTATACGATGACCTGGTTTTAAAGCTATATGCCTTACAAAGGCTTCACCAAAAGGAACATCTAAATCATAACCTTCGGAGTCGAATTCATTTTTAGAATGAATATCCTCAGGGTATAAATTAGTTGGTACATAGAAATCTAACCCAGCATCATTTGGGTTTGCTCTGTTGGGAGATACTACCTCCCTTACTTTGATAAATCTAAATCTGTTCATAATATATTACATTTACGTAAAAGTTGTCCAAAGGTTAATTTCTCGGGTCTAGAAACATGTACTCCCAATGAATTACACATCCTGATTACATCGGTAGAACCCTCCATACATAAATTAGCAAGTACATCTTCTTGCTTTACAAAATAGTTTGGGTTGTTAAGGTATACCTTGAACATAGTCCATATCATCTCTATTGGTTTCATTATTTAGTACACTCTTTATAAAGTTCTCTAATACGTTTTCTTGGTACTTCGAATTTCTCAACGGTTTTGGTAATAACCTCTTTTCTGTCTTTCCCTTTCCGAATCAAGCCTCGGATGTATTTCTTGATACCAACGGTATCTTCTAGTATATCCAAATCCTTGTATTGATTCTTCTGTTCTAATTCTTTCCTTGTAATGTTCAAGTTCTGGGACATCTTGAACGCACATAGTTCTGAGTCTCCGCATAGTTTACATTCTTTTGTGGATAAATCATACCCAATACCAAAGCAAACATCGCCATTAGTACCCAACTGAGTTAAATCTATTGGTGTTAAAATATCTTGTTTACTTAAATCGGGTAACTTTTTTGGTTTACTTTTCTTACTCATAGCTTCCCTTTTATTATACGATGTACTGAAGTTTTACTGATCCCCACAGACTTGATTATTTCAGGGATAGAAAAACCCTGAGAATGTAGGGTTAATACCTCAGATTTATAATTAATTATTTTAGATTTTCTTTGTCTACCATCATTAACCATCTGTTTCATGTTTTGAGATTGGGTTCCCCACTTAAGATTACCTACCCTATTATTCTCTGGATTATTATCCTTGTGCATTACAATAGGATAATTATTGGGATTAGGTAAAAAGGTTAAAGCTACTAACCTATGAACCTTAACTCTGTGTATAATTTTAACAGTATAATAACCATTATGAACTTTGGTAGGAGTAAGTTTAAAAAGAGAATTACCTCTTTTCTTAAGTATATCCCCATCTACAGTTGCATAATAATCTGAATATCCAGGGATTGCCCGTATATATAAATGATACTTAGCCATTATATGTCCTTTTTTACGTTTATAAAAATGTATATTTCACTGTTATCCTCTATGGGAACATAGGAATAACCCATGTTATTTATAAATAGTTCCCTGAGTTTATATAATTCTGGGTATGAATTTCTATCATGACTCTCTTGACATACTTTGACTACCATACCATTACTCCAGTACAGATAGAAATAATGAGTAAAGCATTCGGGAGTATTTTGAGAAGTTTCCAAGCTTGATATCCATATCAAATCTCTACAGTTGAATACATGTTTAGGGTTGGGTACCTCCCCAACAATGAGAGACTTAAACCATTCTTTAATCTTCCTCATCATAAGTATAATTAAGGTGTTTACAATTGGGACAGACCCATTCTTTGAAATGCCATCCCTTGATTTCCAAATCCTCTTTATGAAAACGTTTCTTACATGAATGACATTGATAACCATCCTTAGAAAATATGAAGTCTAAAGCGAGTATTATTATCATAATAACAACCGCTGTAATTAAAATATATTTCTCCATCACTGAAAGCCTTTAATTTTCTTTTTAGTGTTATTGGGTTTCCTTAAGAGTACCCAGCAATAAATACCTGATGCAGAGATTTGGATTATCCTCCAACCTTCTGATAAGAGAGTAGTTAGTTTAGTATCATCTTCATCTCTGATACATATTAGTTTATCATTATTCATAATGCCTATATGCTTATTAATTGTAATCTTCTTTTCCTCCTACGGAGAAAAAGTAAATACTCATAGTACTTCTAGTTAACTCTTAATAAGGCTATGGTTAGGATGTTTCTTCCATAGCTTATCTAACAGTATTACTTTCAATTCTTGTCTCTGATAATATTGCTTCCTATGCTTACCATGCCTATCTAAATAAGGGCCAGGATAATGAAGGTCATCCAGGTATACTTTCTTTTTCGATTTATCGGTTCTTACCAAACGACCAAGAAACTGAATAGATTTTTCCTGACTATCCATGCTTGCTGCATTAAGTAAATACCTAAGCTTAGGAAAGTTTTTACCTCGAGCAATGATTGTAGTTGATACCAGGATATCTATTTTGCCTTCCCTAAAATCCTTCATTATTTGTTGTCTTAACTTAGAAGGAGTATTAACATGCACATAGGCAATATTATAGGCATCGCCCAGTTTCTTTTTAAAGAACTTATATAGATTTTCACAATGTGCAATATGCTTGCATACTACGAGAGCAGGGTATCTGCCTTGATTAAGGTTCCATAGTAATCTATTATAAGCCATTAACCAAGCTGTATAACAATTGGTGATTGAATCATCGTATATTTCCTTATAGGAAATACAATCAGATTCCCAATTACCATACCAGGGTTTACCAGGTACCATCTTTACAACGGTTTTTGTTGAGTAACCCTTTTTGATAGAATCCTTAAGTTTAAACTCGGCAATCACTTTACCAAAGAAACATTCAAGGTTCATATTCTTAACCCTATCCTTAGCAAGCTTACTCATATAAATCGTACCAGATAATCCTATACGAATTCTGGTATTAAATAACCGAGTGATTACATTCTGATATTGCTTACTACCTCCTTGGTCAGCCTCATCTATAAGTACCATATCTATTTGAGATAATTCCTTTTGATAGAATCTCATATTTCTCGAAATAGATTGAACCATACCTATAGTAAAGTTACTCCAGTTTAAAACCTTGCCTTGAACAAAAGTGATATCTTCTCCGGGAAGATATTGCTTAAATTCTTCTCTAGCTTGATTTAACCAATCCGAATCATTAGTTATTAGCAAAGTCTTTAACTGCTTCTTATAGGATAAATATAAAGACGACATGATAAGTGTTTTACCTGCATTAACAGTGTAATCTAATACGCCAATATGAAAAGGTGTATTCCCTATCTTATTATTGATAACTGCCTTAACAGCTTTCTCTTGCTCTGGTCTTAATTTATATTTGCCTATATTCGTAACTACTTTACTGACTTTAGGTAAAGGTTGTCTCATATCTACAACTTTAGGTTTAATCCCCATCTCAATACACATATCGTATACTTTGGGAAGTAAACCTATTTTAAATTGCCCAGTCTTGGTGATGTAATGAATCTTACCGTCCCAATTCTGCATACCTCTTTGCCTTGTACGTAAGTAGAAAGCATTTGGATGTCGAATAGCGAACTCATTATAAAGTTTTTGTGCGAACTTAAGAGGTAAGTCGAGTTCGCACATATTTCCATTCTGTATGATTATCCTACTCATTTGATAATTACCGTTACACCCTTAGTAGATTTATCCATACCCATTGCTTCCTTGAGAAGTTTAATATGATGCTCCTCATCCGCAATCAATTTCTCAAGGAAATAATTCACGTCATCGTAATCTGGGCGTTCTTCGTATTGAGCAATTGCTCTTTGAATTTTCTTGTAGTGACCAATAGTTTCTATCTCGGAATTCAAAGCAATCTTTAAAGCTTGTTCCCAAGTAGAACCAATCTCAATCGTAGGATTAATATTCATGGTAGAGTAATCCTCATAGGGATCTGCCTTTTGTAAAAAGTCCGATATCTTATCAAGGTGTCTCATCTCTACCAAACCAATACCCAACATCAATTCTGATATTTCTTCAAATCTAGAAGACTGTTGGGTATACATAATGATGGCACTTAGTTCTGAGAACTTGGCATTCTTCCAAATCACATAGAACATATTAATTATCTCATCAGGCCATGGTTCGATATCCTTAAAATCTGGATAATCCACGGATTGGTCTGAATACTTGAGGACATCTATAAAAGCATTAGCTGCATCCTCTACTCTGTTTCCGAAAAATTGTAAACCTTTCATATCATTTTCTTATTTTATCCCAAAGGGAACCTTCAACTTCTGGTTCACCTTCAAGTAGTTGTTTATTCTTATATTTATATAAATACTTATTGTATCTTTCAATTGCTTTATCCGTATACATTTGTGCAATATCCGGTAACCCATTGCACCATGCAAGAGATTCAAACTGAGCATCGATGAAGGTCTTATAATTCCAGCCCTCCTCTTTTAGGAATTCACCTACCTTTGCAAAGTGTACATACTTCTCGGGTTGATTTTCATAAGACTCATATATACCAGTTGCCTTAGCAATCTTACCTATGAAATAATCATGTATCTCTTTAGTAAGTTCTAAATCTGAATGTTGTAATTCTATCTCAGCATCTATCTGATTAGTAATGTTCTCCTGCATGGATAATAACCTTTGCATAACATTACGATAATCAGTCATCCTCTTTAACCCAGTCTCAATGTATTTAATAAAACCTTCCCGGGTATCAAATTTGAAATCTTCACAGAAGTTATTACATACTTCTGCAAGCTTTTTACAATTTGCCCATTCTCGAGAATTACTTTCGTTTATTTTACGAACCCCTCTATGCTTTAACTTTATACGAGTTGCATATAAAATATCAGCAACAAGGGCAGCATCCCCCTTAGATGCTAGTAAAATGTTATTAACTCTCTTAGTATTCTTATTGTTAGAAACTAAGACTGCTCTATGATTTATTGCCTCCTTTCGAGCAATAACAAAAAAAGCCTCAACTGGGAAATTATCTACCTCTAAGGTATTTAATATTTCCTCAAATTGAGACTTAGTTATATGGATAGATGGTTCACGCATAAATATATTATTTTATAATATAATAGGAACTCCCTATTTCAATGAGTTTCTGATTGATATCAATTCTTGATAACTTTGGTACCTGGTAGCATATACTAACTTAAGTGTCTGACTTCTCCCTAAATCATTTACGTCTTTTCCGTCTGGTAAAAACACCACCTTGACTTTTTTATATGCAACAAGCTTGAGAGCCAAGTTGATGGCATATTCTTTTGCGTCTGGGTCCAACAATATAATAAATCTTTCGCATTGGGATTTAAGTAACTCATTGACTTGGAATGCAGATATAGCTTTGCCCATTGTGGCAATTGCTCTATCCCCAATTGTGAGAGCATTAAGTGCCCCTTCGCAAATGAATACCGACCGATACATCTCCAACGCATCATGATTAAAGATGATAAATTGTTTTCCCAAACCGGTGATATCTTTGTCTGGGTTATTATATCTGGGCCCTTTGCCGATAACATTTCGAGCATTGTAATACCTAAGTTGTCCTCGATAATAAAACGGGATGATAAGGTACCCATATGTCGTACCCATTGTACCGTAGCCGATACCGTATCTTGAAAACTTCTCGAGATTAAAGCCGCGTTTCTTGACATACCCTCGAATGCTTTTTGCAAGTTGGCTGTCTCCAAGCGAAATATTTCTAAATCCCTCAGGGAGATATACGGGCTTACTTTCGGCAAGTTCGATTTTCTCTTCCTTAAACTGTAGTTCATCAAATTGTCCATTGTTCAAAAAATTAATTAGTTCATGGTACTCAGTAAATCCTTCTATATCCATTATTAGTTGAGCAGGAGAAGGATGGGCATTACATCTAAAACAATTGGTTCTATACATAGAAAGGTTAACTCCCAACTTATGTTCTCTCCCACAATAGGGGCAAGTTGGTATACGCATCCAGCCATGCCTATAATCATAACCTCCTAATCGTTTAACGAAGTAAGTTCTTAGTCTAGATTTAAACTGGTTTGTTATTTTCATATCTTTTCTTCCCGCATATATTACAGTAATACTCTACATGACGTTTCTCATAATACTGGGCTTTCCTTCTCCCGCCTTTCTTAGAAAAAATTGCCCTACGAGGTCTCTGTTTAAACTCAGTCCAATGAACTGCTACCCATTCATGATAACCCAACTTACATCTAAATGTCTCCAGTAGTTCTTTCCCTTTTCTTAGAATCCGCATCCGGGTTAGTATTCTTTTTAAATTGTTCATCCAACTTACTACCATATACTTCATCATATTGTTTACGTTGTTCCCTTGTAAATTCCGTACATCTTTGCCTTTCGACATCGCATTTGAATAATGCTCTACCGGAAGGAAGACCATCCCTTTGTACTACTATCTCAGCTCGAAGAATATTATCTTTCTCTTCTTGCTCAGTAGAGTTAAGACCCATGATAACCTGGGCATTACGAACAATGGCAATTGAACCAGAGATATCATTCTCATCATACCGAGTAAGCCTATGCTTTTTACCTTCACGAGTAATGTGATGAGCAGTCCATATAATGTCTAAATGTAATTCCTCTGCCAGATTCTGAAGGTCTACATATACATTAGATATCCTTTCGAAATCTTCTCTATCACCCGCTATTGATGCAAGTTTACCAGCGTAGTCAACCATAAGAACTTTAATATCAATCCCTTGATTACGAAGCTGAATTATCTTCTCTCTTATATAAGTGGTATTAGTAATCATCGCTGGTACACGCTCAACTACTAATTCAACTCCAAACCTTGCAAGTTTCCTTAAATGCTTTGCCTCAAGTTTATCATACTCACCAGAGTATAATTCCTTCTTAGTTTTATTGATACTGGATTGAATAAAACGGTCCATGATCTGTTCTTGACCATTTTCCGTATCAATATATAATACTGACTTCTTCATTCTGAGATAACCTCTTGCAAGGTTTACCATAAAGAAGGTTTTCTTTGCCTTGGGTTTATCAAGTATTACATTAACTGAATGCTCTGGATAACCTCCTGCATTAGTTAGTTCATTCAACTGCCTAAATGGGCAAGGTATAACTGAAGGTTCTGATTGTCTTCTAAACTGTCTCTCGGTAATATCTCGAATCATATATAAAGGTTCATCTTCTTTCTTAGGTTTACTTTTCTGAAGTACCTTTTCAATCTTCCTCGAATACTCTTCGTATTGTTCGAAGTTATCCAAATCGAAGGAATCATTTAAGTTCTTCATCTCAACATAAGTAGAGAACTGATATATCTTTTCTTTTATATAATCAGAATCCGATAGGGGTATATGATAGAGATTACTTATTAGTTTATTGATATTGGGTATATCATCTTTAGTTACCAAATCCACATAGGTTTTAGATTCTAGTAACTCTTTTAATACTTCCTTTAGAATATTCTCAGATGGCATTCTGCCTTGCTTCTTAAAATATTTTGATATACCCTCGAAGATAAGGGAGTGTTCTATGAGAACCAGGTAATTGGATTTAATCCTTTTGAGTACTAATCCTCCTTCCTTATCTTTTAAAACAAACCTGAGTATCTCGAACTGAAACTCAGGAGAAAAACTGAACTTGATGTTGTCTTTAAATTTCTTCATATCTATATTGCAATATTATATAAACTAATAGATTTTGATAGTACCGAGATAGTTCTAAGTATGTTGACATCTATCTAGAAACTACTAATCCACTACCTTAAGCTCCCGAATATTTAATATTATTATTTTATATAAGAAAAAATACTTATATTTGCATAACGAATATTTAAAAACATGGGAAAAAGTAAAGGAAATAACGGTTCAGAGCTTCATCGATTAAAACCTATGCAAGAATATGATGAAGCTACTTTCAACAGACTTTATAAAGTTTGTAAGCCAGTAATTAGAAACCTTACCAGACAGATTGATTATAAACGGTTTAATCTTACACCGGATATTATCCAATCTTATTTCTGGGATAAGATGTTATTTGTTTTCAACAAATACTATGGTGAATGTACTGAAGAACATCTTAAAGCAAGAATCCTTGCATCACTTAGTACATTCAAAAACAAATTGCTTCGTTCTGCATACGGAGAACAAGCAGAGTATAATCAAAGCCTCTTTAAACTTGATGACTTATTCGACAATGACAAAGAATTAGAGGATGACAGTGAAGAAGAGAAAGCTAAATCTGAAATGCTCGATATGATGTATACTTATATGAAGGATAAGCTTTCTCCAGATGCCTATCTTTTGTTTGAGGTATTAATTACTCCCCCTCCTTTTATTAAGGAAAGACTCGAAAATAGTACTCGTATCACTAATATAATGCTTATCGAATTTTTTGAAATGCCTAAGACTAACGAATCCATGAGATATATCTCAGAGCTTAGGCAAGATATCCAATATTGGGAAGACCGAGCTAAAGAAGAACTTAAGTATTAACACAAAAGAAAAGGGGCGTTTCCCAACGTCCCTCTCCCAATTAATTTTTACTACGCAAAACACAGATTGTAAACAAATGTTTACTCTTAAACAATACAAATAATACACATGAGTTTTAATACTACTAAATAACTAATAACAACTTTATGATGATATCTTTGATGATATCTTTTGGATATATCGTAATGTAATAGTCGGTGGCAATTTTTCAATATCCAAAGTTTCTACCGAAGTTTCTTGTAAGAAAGATTCCCCTAATAGGTTCCAGCTTACTACGATAGCACCATCTTGAATACCCTTGGTAGGAGTTCCTCTACCGAAATCTCCATTCAACCCTGTCTCCCTATTAAAGAAAGATTGAGGACGAACGTTCTCCCAGTTATTGGCATTATCTTGTTTACCTTTAGATACACCAAGAGCATGCCTATGCTTAGGAAGGTCATCACCTTTAATAGAGATTAAGAAATTACCCTTAGTTGGTGTATAGTAATCTCCAACATTCTGTAACATTACTTCATCCCCAATTTGAACACCTCCAGCTTGGTAACCAATAACTATTCTACCAGCTGCCTTAGTATATTCTGCCCAACCATCGGGTATTACATCGGTTTCCCAAAGAATAATAGAACCGATTGGTAAGTTAGCAGTACTCAGAGATTCAGAGAATTCTTTTCTGATAGCCTCAATTTGACTATCAATGTATTGCTTGATATTTAACTTAGTACCCGATTCATCTACTACTGGAAAGCCTGAATTTATCTGTTCTACTCTTTTCACTGATTCTTTCATCATACTCTGGGCAGCAGTAGTATAAGGGATTTCTTGGAACTTACCCTGATAGGGTACGATAGCAAAGTTCTCATTTCGTTTGGTCATTGCATCAGTACCCTTACCATATACTCCGATAAGAACAACGGAAGTTTTATTATTAGAGTAATAAGGGCAAGCACTCTCTACCATCTCTAGAAGATTGCTATAGGTCATATCGTAATTAGAATATACATCATTATTAATGATATCCGGTGTACGATTCTCTTCGGCAATCGGATAATAAATATCCAGAGACTTTTTAAACAAGGTGTAGAAGCTTTCGGAGGATTCATTCCAATAAGCTACAAAGTCTACTGGATTATCTACTGGTTCAGAAATAGTAGTATGTACTGCAAAGAGTAATACTTCTTCTGTTGAACCTTGGGTACCTTGGATATTCTCAATGGTAAGGGTTTGTTCATCGGATATAAATACATACCCATCTCTTGAAATACACCCAAAGTTCACGTCTGGCAATTCTCCATCTTCTGAAGCCTTTGCCATATACCTTGCCATAATCCTATCCTTGATTACATTGGCATACTTACTTCCAGCAACTCCCTGAGGAGATACCACTAACTTGTTACCATTTATGGTAGCTGAGCCAAATCCACAGAATGGTCCTAAACCAGAAGGAGCAGCAATTGCCTCTGCTGCTTCCTTTGATTTAATAATACCTTCATACTTAAAGTACGTCTTCATTGTCCTTAGTATTTTTAAATTGATTTTTCTGTTCTGACATATCTTTAAATGCTTCACCTACATCCTTGAACTTGAGGGTTAACAATTTAAAGAGTATTCTCCATATACTGTACCGTTTCTTAATACCATGTATTTCACAGATGTGTCCATATATACTATCTACTTCGAAACAGTAGCATATTACCATAACCGTTATTGATACCACTATTGGGTTCATCCCATATGGTTCTCCAATAGCTTTACCAAGTACAGCACCAAGTAGAACATAACAGATATAATCTACTATTTTGTTTAGAGTTCTTCTTCCAGCTCTAGATTTTCGAATTTCAATTTTCTGTAACCTACTTGCCGATAACCCAAACCATAAATCTGATAGGATTAGAATTATTGCAAGAATTATCATCCATCTCAAATTATACAAGATTTGTGTACACTCTCCCAATATACCCACAGTGAATGTCTTGAATAAAGACTGAGTTGTGGTCTCTGTTATTCTATCGATTGTTGAATTTATCATTGTTCTACTATTTGCCAAGATTGATTACTGTAAGTTGTAATGGTAAATGTTTTCTCTGAGAGGTCATCATGTTCCCATTCTAACTTTTGAGGACTAACACTTAAAAGGTCTGCATCTACTACGGTGAACTTAGTTCTCTTCGAAGTATCTACCACTGATTCGAATATATACTCTCCAGCTTGTGCAGTTACAAATTCATAACCAGCACCACCTGCGTCATAAGTAGTTACTTTACCAACTTCCCTTATTCGACTATCGAAGTCTGGTTTATTAGAAGTACACTTGATTAAAGTAGATACCTGTTTAACATTCCCCTTTAATTCTGCATAAGGGGGAGTACAAGAAATCTCGATGATTGTAGGATAATCTTCCAATATTACTTGGCATCTTAAAGAAGAACCATCATCCGCTACAAAGGTATAAGTCCCAGCCTTGGTAAGAACAATTTCCTCATCAAGGTTATAGGTTTCCCCGTTCTCATCACAGGTAGCAGTACCACTTACATTGACCCCATTTTTCATTTCCTCAAGATGGAACTTACAAGCAGACTTCTCATCCAGTAATTGGTATACTGCATAAGTATCATCTATCTGGTCTTCTGGTAATGCCCAGTTGGGTTCTTTCCAATGACTGTCTGTAGCATCCGAAGGTACTATCTTTAATTTATTCTGATATACTACTGGAGAATTATTAACTACCAAAGTAGTCTTAGCAGTAGGGTAAGCTACAGACTGGAAGGTATAAGTCCCTGCCCTATTTGCAGTATATACATAACCATTCTGAGCATTAAAGGTTTCCCCAGTTTCAATTACCCTTACTCTGTAATCATCTCCATTACCAGAAATACGTTGTATCTTTACTGTAGCTTTTGCAGAGCCATTGAATAATGTGACTGTTGGTGGGCTAACAGTAATTCTATATACTGCAGTCTTACCAGATACTACTTCGAATATACCTACACCTTCATCGGTTTCCCTTTTATCCAGTGTACATTTAAACTTATAAGTACCATAACTATTAGCAGTAAACTTATCACCGTTCTTAAACAACTTAGTATCACCAATTAGCCTACAATATAGTTCACCAGTAAATGATTCTGGGTAATTCGATTCGATGGTAAGAGTGGTAGTAGCATCCTTGATACTTTGCTTATCCCCAACTCTAAATTCAGAAGGTGTACATCTTACCTTATATGTAATCTCTTCTCGAGTTACAACAAAGGAAGTTTGCTTTACTGGGAACTCTACAATCTCAAAGATGTAGGTACCAGGCTCTGAAAATTCCCAAGTTGAGCCAGAGACTTTCACTATATCAGTACCGGATAATCGTACATTACAGGTTTTCACGGTACCCTTATAGGATACGTTTGCCCTTACTACTGTACTTACTTTTAGGTTAGTAGGAGTTATCTTTCCAGTAATAGGGTCACAAGTAATAGAATATACTCGATTATAAGATTCTTGATTAACCGTGATTTGAGTTACCTTAGTAGGGTCTCCCACACTTCTAAAATAATAAGTACCTGCTCTGGGTATATTAAAAATGGAACCACTTTCGTGTTTAGTGTAACCCCAATTTATATTATCACTGGATATCTGATATCTTAGGTCGGCATTTATCCAATCTGAAGTTACAGTTACCTTTACCGGTACTTCATATACCTCTGAAGTAATAAGATTGGGTTGGTCCGGATTTACTAACTCAGCTTTAATTGTATACCCATCATTTACGGTAAACCCATATTGAATATCGAAAGATACATGATAGGGTATGAATCTTTTAAAGAAAGCCTCTACGGCTTCTCTAAATTTTCTGAAAGCTGCCGAGTTCGAAGTATATCCATGACCGGTAAGTCTAAAGGTTACCGGTATACATTGAGAACAATCGAAAGTATTATCATAGGTATACTTATCGTCATAATGGTAATACTGGTCAAAGTGCGGATTACCTTTTACCCAACCATCATAACTATCAGCCTTTGCAGGGTCAGTTACTACGCAGGTTAACCCATACAGCCTCATAATTATTTCGAAGAACTCAGAGGTACCTCTTATTTTAAAAAGAGATATCGAATACTTCAGGATGTTTCTTACTTGAGTACTGGTTAAAGTAAAGGGTCCCTCCTTTGGTATTATCCAAAGCTTAGATAACTCTTGGAGTTTATCATCGGAGTAGAACCCATTAAAGTACTCTGCCCATTTCTGTGCATCTATAGTGTTCCCATAAGCAAAGGGCATTTCTCCGAGGAATTGCCAAAGGAAATTGAGATACATATCCGGAGCCTTATCTATATCGATAATGTCCAAGATATTCTCAATATCCTTTGTAATGTAATCTTCAAAATGCTCTCCACAAATTTCTAGAAACCTCTCTAAGATGCCTTTGCCATTTACCTTATATGTATCTTGAGCTTTATACTCGAATGGCAAAAAGTCGATTAGATTTTTGAGGTTTATCATTATACAATTTCTTTTACGGTTAAAGTCAATTGTGAAGCATTTTCGAATACTGGTAAGTTAAAACCGGGGTCTTCATAATCATGGTTAGGTTCTGATACCGTAATAGAATACCGATAGCCCGATTGATAGCTGTTGTTCTGAATGTCCAAAGAGAAATCAAAACCATTAGCTTTATCGATAATCTGGATAGAGCTACCAACTGAGCCAGTAGTTACATAACCATTTGATACCGAACGTACTGTAAAGGTAGTTGAGGAATTGAAGGTTATGTAGTAGGTCATAGAACCCTTTGCCTTGTTTAATTTAAACTGGCCCAGGTTTAATTCTTTATTACCATAGATGGTAGTAGGCCAAGGTTTAATATAGAACTTAGTAAGGTGAAGGTAATCTACTGTTGATAAGTTATCTATTAGGGCATATATATCCGATAACCTTACGCTTCCTCCTATCTGAGCTTGCTCTGGAGAATAGGCATTGTATAATGCTGTAAGAATTTGAGTTTGTATCTCTGCAGTCTTATAAGACTTCTTACCAGTAACTTCCATCTCTAGAATAATCTGAACCTTGCCTGCAGATTTAACCTTCAACCAAGTAGTCATAGGAGCCCTTTGGGATAATAAATTATATACCCTATTAATTAATTCAGAAGAAGCAACTGCTCCACCATCTGGGCTAATATATACGGTAAGCTTTCTACCGCATTCATAATCGGCTTTAGCTTTGTTTACCCCATCAACTAACATAGCTAAACTTTCGAAATCCTCTTTGGTAATTGCTACTCCCAAAGTCTTTACACTCAAAGGTATGTGTTCCTTGAGCATGGTAAAGTTTTCGTAGTTTGAACCGCCTCCAGCATCGTAAGCATTACTTACGGTAGCATCAGTAATTGAAGAAGAGATTACTGAAGGTACAGAAGTAATAGTATTACTCTTTACATTACCCTGAGTACCATTGGTTAAGTAGAATACCACATTGGTTATTTTTGCTCCTGCTGCAGGCTTCTTACCAAAGGTACCATCCCCAAACATTATATAAGGATTAAGTGCCTCATCTACTGAAACCATAAAGTGTTTGTCTGTAGGTTTGGATTTTGCAAATGTATCTACTAATACCCAAGTTTCCCCACCTATCTGCAATGACATAGAACCTTGTTCATAATACTTACCATTGGGTAGAGTACCCAGATGAATTATAACTCTATCTCCAGTAGGTATTACCATATTATTTAAAGCACTTGCAGTATACTTCTCGTGTTGAACTATAGGTACTTTACAAGTAGTTACATTTGAATACCAAGTTACGTCTCTAGCAGATAACCAGGAATTACCACTAGAATCTGTAAACAGAGTACCTTGAGGTATAGTTAATTTAGCTCCGATAGAATTACCAGTAATACTTCTGGATAAGATTACATCTACTGTAGCAGCAATTGCTGCTCGAGCATGATAATCTACCAAAGCCCCATGTTTAACTACCGAATCATACCTTCTTGCCGTAGATAGGAAAGTTTCCCTTGCCATGTTATCTACATAGTAGTGAAGTACTTCGGCAATTGCCGCAAATAATGAGAGGATGATAATTAAGATGTTCCCCTCCGAATAATCCGTTATGAGTTTCTGACCTTGAGGGTCTTTGAGTCCCATAAGGGATTCAACCAGCTTGGCCTTAATCTGTTGATAAGACCTCTGGTATGGGTTAAGCCATTTATTTGTGATTCCCATATTATTGTGTATTTAATGAATTATCCGACCGGTCATAGGTGATATCGAGGTACTGACTAGAATTTGTTCCATTTACTACATATGTTACTTCTATGTGTATTTTTGCATCAACTCTAGTAACGGTGATATTTTGGAAGGTTATCCTTTGTTCCCAAGCACCTATGGCCTGTTTTAAAAACTCTTTAATTATAAAACTTAGGGCTTGTGAGTTTGGTTCCTCAATACATTGCCATAGTTTACTACCAAAGTTTTCCTGTCGAAATCTCTGGCCTATCATGTAATATAATATCGAACTTATATTATCTCTGATAAGTTTAAAATCCCCATTTACTGGGTACCAACCCCTTTCACCCTTTTCATTAGTTGTAAGTTGGATAGGATAAGTTACACCTATACCAACTAAGTCTGTAAAGTAATTCTTTTCCATTAGTGTATGCAGGTTTTATCTTCATAATCGTCTACAACGAATTGTGAGAAAGGTTTAATTACTTGAGTTACTGTAGGACCTGAAGAACCGGGTCCAGTAGTTACACCTGAGTGTACATGAGAATTGAACATACTGCGAAGTTGTTCTAGTTCTTTAATGGTTTGGTTTAATTTTTCGGTTAATTGAAAAATATTGATTACTCCACCATTTTCTCCAGTATTAAGTATCACGGAATCACCAGAAGATATGTTTATATCTCCCTCGGCATTTATTACTATTTCTTTCTCTGAACGAACATTTACAGGTCCATTGAAATGTAAATTAAGTTCTCCGTTATCATCATCTATTACTATTAAGTTTCCTTCGGGAGTAACTATCCCCATTTTATTGGGACCATCCAGAGGTTGGGGTATTTGACTCATTCCCCAACCATGGTATTCCCAGAGAGGTTTAGTTGGGTCCCCAAATTCAAAAGTAACAAATACCGTATCTCCCACTTTAGGGGCTAAGAATTTGAAACCAGAACTAATTGAACCATGTTGTCCTTTAGGATATGCCCAAGCAAATACTCCACCCATTACCTCTGGAACACATACCTTTACCCTGTTCATATGTTTCTCTACATCGTTATTATCAATAACAATGCCACGATAAACAGAGTAATACCGACCAAGACCCTCTAAGCCTTCGTCGGTTATTATCTTTGCTGTTTCGTAACTCATACCCTTATTTTTCTACATAGATTTGACTTGCAATTCGCTTATGCCTTTTAGCTATGTCTCGGTATACTCGATTAGCTATGGCCATATAATTAAACTTAACCCCATAATCTTCAGGCACTTGGATTTGTTTAACTGATATCTTACCAGGAATTAACTTACCCTTAGAGGTAACTGTATTACCTGTAGATAACACTATACCCTCTGCCAAGGCTTGGGGATTATCGGCATTTACTTCAGTATAATAAGCCTTCTTTCGAATAAACTCAGCTTGACCCTTGATATCAATTATGTCTCCCTTATCATTCAAGAAATGTTCATTATAGTATACTTTCTCATTATAAGTAAAGTTAAGATTAAGATTCTGAGAAGTACTTAAAGCTTTTTTATCTTGACCCTTTGTAGTTTTAGCATTAGCTTTAGCATCATTAGCTACGATGTTTTGAGTAGATAAATCAGTTTTAGAAGTTACAGAGCCAGACTTGGAATTGTTCTTTACTAATTCCATATTAGTTATATACCCTTGACCAGCGTCCATAGAATGAGTACATTGTTTTATATACCAAAGCCCTGACCAACGTTTTCCTACGTTATCTATACGGATTATTTGAGAAGTTGCTAGCATAGGTCTACCTACTACCTGAAGTTGACATACTAACCTTTTCTCAGTTTGCTTTAAACCACCATTGGCATTAGCATTAGCTGCCCAAGCATACTTATCGGCACCACCGTATCTACTAAATAAATTATGGTAAAGTTTATAAAGAGGTACCTCGAGATTTACCCTTTTCATATGTCTTACCTTAACCCTCTTACCATATTGACCTTGACCATAACCCTTAGTAGTATCAACTTCCATATCGGATAATACTTCAGTATAGGGGTCTTTCTTTAAAGCTTCGAAACCTCTCTCTGAAGCAGGTAATATTCCAGCTTGAAAATTGATACCAGAAGCTATACCCGCTCCTGCTTGTTTAGAGGTATAACCCTCTGGGTCATAATCTAAGGGGTCTACATACTCTTCTACCATAAATTCCATACCATCTTCGTCTTCGAAAAGGTATCTTTCGTACTCTAATAATTTCTTAAGATTAGCTTCTAATTCTTTACCATTCTTAGAATTTCTTAGCACTTGTTTAAGGGCATTCTTCTTATCGTCAGGTAACTCATTAGCTGCTTGATTAATGGTAGCTCGTACTTCTTCGGTAGACATTTCATCGAATTTTCTTTGCTTACCTGCTTCATAAGCACCTACTGGACCAACTGCTTCATATTCCTCTACCCGCTTTTTATATTCTGCAGTTTTTTCCATGTTATACTGAAGCTGAGTGTCCCAAGCATCCATTACCTCTGTAGGAGTAGTAGGATGACTTCTATAATCTTCAAACCCATTGCCAGTAATATTAGACACCATAAGGTTATCTACCTGAGCCACATGAGGTCTTAAAGCTAATGGAGGCTTATCCTCTGGTTCATTTATGTTAGTTGATAATACAGATAAATCTTTACTATCTGGGTCTAGAGATGGAGCTAATACTGCTTTAACTCTTTTAGTTATTTTCTGAGTAGCAAAAGATACTCTAAGTACTTCCCCATTCTCTCCTTGATATGTATAAGTACATACCGGTTCTTCATGGAATTTCCGATTATGTATATAGATAACACCATCCCTTGAATCCACATACCATGGCCCATTAGTATACCCTTTCATCTTCTGTTCTAATTGAACTAAGACGTTCTTGCCCACTAATCCAAAGTCACTATCAATTAAAGCTTTCAAGTCTTCTGGCATAGCTACTTCTGCTACTCCACTGTATTTGTTAGCATAGAGTACTTTACCAGTAGTAGTACGGGTATTCTCTGTGGGTACCTGTAGTGACTCGTATACTTTATTACTTATTATCTGTTGTTCCATTACTGAAATATTTCTATGATTACACCAGTAGCATTCCCACAGCCATTGTCTAAATAGGTAGATAATTTATAGCCTTCCATATCCGAATGGACATAAGCAGGTTGATATCTTAAATCTCCCGAAGAATCAATGCACTTAATAGTTACATGAGTACCTGTAGAATCAAATACGGCTTCGAATTCCCTTACCTTAATTATTTTTATGGGCCCAGATATAAATTGACCATCTGGGTATATATATCCCCACTGAAGACAAATATTTTGGTTCTCTTGAATCTCAGCAATGTCTACAGTATCGGGATTACCCGTATCGAAAGTAATAGTAGCCAAGTTTTCTTTCTCTTCATCGTATCTATAACTCCAGGTACTTATATACGCTCCAAGGGGTATACCTGTAATAGGATTCATTATAGGCATACCTCCAAAATTGAAAAGGGCCAAATATGGTTGGCCCATTCCCTTATACAATATAGGTTTCTGTTTAGCTGCCATAAGTCGGTATTCTTATTAGGGTTCCCATTTCTAATTCCTTAAAAGGATTCAGTATCTTATTAGCTTCAGCTATTATGTACCACTTACCAGAATCACCATAATACCTGAAAGCAATGTTTTGCAGAGTTTCCCCATCTTTAACGGTATGTTGAATATCGTTAGAGGATTCCGGTACTACTGGAGGTTTAGCTTCTAAGGAATAATCCCCATCGTTGTATTTCAGAGCATAGGCATTATTATATGGGCTAGCTCCCTTTAGGTATTGGTTAACATCAATCATATTTAATACCTCCTGTCTTTTTAAGTGAATCGGAATTTATAAAATCTCCATAGGATAAGTTATATGCACTTACTCTCTTGAAAATCAATTCTTGAGTTGCTGCTGCAGGCAATAACCTACCATTACCAAAAGTAGCTGGCTTTCCAGGTATCCTTATTCGATAACCGTTCTGAAAGTTCTTCAGAGTATAAGTTGCTGAGGTAAGGATATAATTGTGGTTATCGAATATACCAGAATCCCCCCACTCAATCTTAACAATCGGAGGAGCAGCCTGGTAACCATTAGATTTAGACCATGCCTCTAATAACCTACATTTATTGATTACCTCTTCTGGATTTTCTGGGTCATTACAGTACCAAGACACATTGAATTGAATAATGTCTTCAGCTCCAGTAAAGTGATACATTGGTACATTGCGACCCATTGATTTAATGGTGGCCCATGTGGTTTCTCCTCTAAAGTCTATTTCTGGAGGTCTATTCTGTAGGGTAATATATTGAGTGGGGTTAACAGTCATATTATATATCCTTACCTCATTCTGATATATAACATCTGCTTTAGCCTCGAAGTTTCTGTAATTAGTAGTATTCTTATTCCCCTTTGCTGGGTCTACTCCCTCACTCTCCTCTAATCTCGGGAATTGTAATTCCATTCTCCATTTAGCCTGGAGTTGTTTGTTTAGAATAGGGTTCTTAGACGATATTTGAGCTTCTCCGATTACTCCATTGGGAGTATAGAGTTTACCCTTTTGAGCATCATCTTTGGGAAGAGTAGAAAGAGTTCGATTGAGTAATATCCGAGCTCTCCATAGTTTATTTAATGGACCCGTAAGAACACCTGCTGTATCTCTTGTAAGGTCATTGTACTTTTCAACAACCTTACCTGCTTCTTTATTTAATACTCTAGCCATAGTGTTTTAGTTTTATATTCCCATTACAAATGCAGCTCCAGTAAAATCTTGTTGAGAACCTGGAGCATAATCTCCAACTGCTTGACCATCTACTGAGATATTGATACGAGAATCTCTCATACCTTCTTTAATAGCTAACCTAACAGCATTAATAAATCTCTCTTCATTCTGGGCTCTAATGGTAGTTGGGTCTTCTTTCTCTTTATTCTGAGCTTCAGTATTCCTATCTACTGAATTACTAAGGTAACTAATACCCTCAATTAATAAAGGAAGACCTACAGTAATTGCTAATCCCCAGGGTCCACCGAGTAATCCCATAAGTCTACCACCTATAGATGTTAAACCTTTTATAGCACCTTGCCTAGCCACTTGACTACCAACTTGGGCACCTGCTCCAGCTAAAGAAGCCCCTCCAGCTAAATTACCCGCCATAGTAGTTGCTAATGGTACTCCAGGATTTGGTGTCTTAACATATCTTCCGGTTTTAGTGTTATAAAATCTACCAGCAGAATTCATACCAATACCGCTTGACATCATTTGGAGTTGAACCATGGTTCTCATAAGGTTAACCATCCTTACCATGTGTGCTTCCATAATGGCAAACTGAGTATTAGTTTTTATTGCTGCAGCAGACATACCTTCAGTAGAAGCAGTAGCAATAGTCTGTAAATACCCAACAGACCTAATAATACCTCTTACAGTATTAAATCCTGCAACAATAGTACCCACTACTACTGCAGTAGCTCCTACTCTAAGACCAAAACCTCCAACCCAAGTTTCTGAGATAGAATTAATTACTTTGATTATAGAGTTACCCACATTTAGTACTGGGGTAAAGATTCTACCCAAAGCTGCACCTGCGGTAACTGTTAAGTTCTCTATACTTGATTCGAATTGGTCAATTACACCTGCATCGGTTTTAAGACGTTCTTCATTGAGTCGGTTTACTGCTCCCATGTTTTGGTCATAGGTAGCAAGTATCTTACCCATCTTATCTCTACCAGAAGCAATATCTCGAAGTACTGGAAGCATACCACGATTACCTCGAACTCCGAATATATTGAAGAAGGTTGGTGTTTCAATTCGTGAAGGTAAATCTACTGCTGCCTTAGCAAACTTCTGATAGATAGTGTAAAGGTCTATAAGGTTACCTTGAGCATCGAAGAATTCATCGGGACTTAAGCCCAGGTCTGCTAAAGCGTTATAGCCTTTCTTTTTTTGATTAACAAGAGAGAGTTGTAAGTAACGAATCATATTGGCCAGTGAGGTACCTGCCATAGAACCCTGTATACCCATATCACCCAATACACCAATAGCAGCAGCGGTTTGCCGAAGGTCTACTCCAGCAGTTGCCATATCTGCTCCTGCATAAGATATGGACTGGGCTAAGTCTGTTAAAGATATGTTTGCATTAGTAACTGCAGTATATAAATCATCTGTTACTCTAGCGGCTTCAGTCATTGGGATTTGGTACATTGACATGATATTAGTCATCAAGTCAGCTACACCACCTTTCTGTCCCACTGGCATTGTAAAGATTGAAGCCAGCTTAGATGCTGGCCCAATCATTTCTTTAATAGCATCGAATTTATTACCCGCCATAGCCAGATATCTTTGTCCTGATGCAACATCCGAAGCAGTAAGAGGAGTTATCTCATTGACATCTTTTGCCAATTGTAACATTTCTCTTTGTTCTGCAATGGTAGCACCAGCAATTTTCGAAGCAGTCCAAACTTCATTCTGAACATCCGCAGAGTATTTATAGGCCCTTGCCATTCCCCCTACGAGCTGCATTCCGAAGTCCATTGTATTGGAAGCTGACATCTGTATACCTCTATTCCAGGTATTCATATCATTCATCATTGTTCTGAATGACCCAGATATCTTGCCAGCCTCTTGAGAGAATCGGTCTTTTAAAACCATGGCAACACCGACCTCTACTATACTCCTACTGGTATTCATAATTTACTTTCTTTTCTTTAATTGTTTATAATATTGCTCGGCCATTTCCTTGAATATTTTCCTTATTCGGTACGGAAGACGTAAAAAGCCGAAATAGTCTAAGGCTATCTCGGCTCTGGTGATATAAACAAAATCACTCTCTAACATTACTCTTCCGTCAGGTAGAAAAAATTCGGTGCCCAAACTATAGGATAAGTTCTTTCCTCTCCAGTGGTTGGATTAGTGATATGGGATTCACCTTTGAAGATAGGGTCCATAGATAAGATATGCTTTCTCATCTCAGCCATATCCTTTGCAGTAAACGGAGTAAAGTTTTCTACCTTCTCCCAACTACCATCAACCTCTAAGTGAAGATTACGGCAAAGAAGAGGAGCATTCTTAGTTTGTTTATCCAAAGGCAACTTCATAAACTCTTGTTCTCCCTTACCTGTCATACAATCGAATTTAATTCTCTTGCCAGATGAAAGAGTGTATTCATGGTCTACCAATCTAACTCCCTCTGGATAATAAGGGATAGCATCTGGCTTTTGATTCAAATCATCCTCAGTTGGAGCAGTACCGTAATCGAAAAGGAACTCATGAAGGTCTTGGCCATAAGTAATCTTACCACCATTCTCTTTGCCCCAATCATATTCGAATTCTACTTCCTCTCCCAAAGAGAAGATACGAGAATTGAAGATAATAGCATAACGGTCATTGACTGGTAAGTTAAGGGCATCATCTACGGTTAATTTCCCATTAGGGGTAGCAGTAGTTCTAATTACGATTGCTGCAATGAACTTGGTAAGGTTCATCAAAGTCTTCATGTCTGAAAGGTTACTGAGAATATCTTCATCAGCACCATTCTGTTCTCTGATTTCATATTCGAAACCAGAAGGTCCGGTAAATCTAAATGTTCTAAATTCCATAATTTGATATATTTAATGTTTACAAATGTTCATAGTACTCCGTATAACAACAAGAAAGGGGTGAGCTCCTATCACAGGAATCCCACCCCTCCACCGAATCTTAGTGAAAATAGACTAAGGAATTAGTATTTATCTGCAGTACCAACTGAGAACTCTATGGACTCAATGGTATTCTCTGAAGCCATTCTGTCCAAGTCTAAGCCGGTAATCTTACATGGCCATACCTCTTCGAAGACATGGGTATTAAGAACTGAGACTCCATCTTCGGCAAGTTCGTTTACAATTGCCGTTTCCCAGTATTGGCTTGGTACTAAACCACCACCAACTATGTGGTCCTGGCAAGAGTATAGCCAATCATGAAGCCATGTATCAGAACCTGCAGTAGTCATAAGTTTCTCTACAATAAGATTACCTATAGTAACCCTACCTGCAGTTTTAACGTCTCTATTGACGTCCCCATGAGCAACCTGGTCAATCTCAATATCCGGCAAAGTACAACTTTGGAATAGATAGGTATTGATAGGGTGTTTGGGGAACATGATGCTCCACAAGAATTTCTTCCGTGGGTTTTTTACTTTTGCTCCCATTGTGTTATGAGTTTATAAGTTATTACTTGTTTCTACGATTGATACTGCCTTAGAAGCTGCATCGATTACAATCTCCATAGTTACCTCTTGCATAGGAACTACATCCTTATACTTAAGGATAGCACGGTACTTACCTTGACGGGCATCTGCTTCGTTATTAACCGAAAGGTCATCCCAAGAAGTTGCATCTTGGTCACCCATCCAGGTATACTCGGTCATAGCATCTTCGTCTACCAAAGAATCCAAGGTAGGTTTAACCTCCAACCAGATTCTCTTCCAAGTACTCCAAACGTTTGGTTCTTCGATATACTTGTTGAGTACCGGGCGAAGGAACTTCTTCAAGTAGAGATTCAACCTTACGATTGAAAGGAATCTTTCAGAATCCTGTTTCACTTGAGAAGAGAAGCAATGCCATAGCATGGTTTGCTTACCTGCATCTGGAGTATCTTTGATTACCATCTCATTGATATAATTCTGAGCAAGGGTGTTCAGTTCGTTATATCGAGAAGGAGAACCATAATTAGGGCATACTGGACCAACTGCATCCCCAATAACTCCTCGGTTCATACCTGCAAAGGATTTCCAAGGACCATATTGAGTAGCAGAGGCATCTCCCAAACCAACAATAGTACCCACTACATCGGAATCCTGAAGATTACCATTTTCATTGTAGTACTTAAGTCCACCACCAAAGTAGGCAATGTACTTAGAGTTACCTACAGTACCAAGGCAAGTCTGTACCCAAGTAACCTGAGCTTTGTAATCTCTTGCCTGAGTACCTTGAGTATAATGGGTTAAGTGTTTGGGAACTTCGATATACAGTACCCATTCCATCAGTTCTTTTGCCATATCAGCAGCAGCCTTGTATACTTTGAGTACCTCTGAATCTTGTTCCAAGTGTTGAGAGATATGTGAAATAAACAATTGGTAGAAGTCTGTGTAGTCTCTTACCAAGTCCAGTGAAGCAATCCATTCTTCGGCAGTTGGAGTGGAACCTGCACTACCGATAGTACCATTAAACAGTTTCTCTGTTTCGGAGGGTGCAGCATCTCCCACGGTAATAGTGATAGCATTCTTAGTACCGTCGATATCATCGGTAAGCCACTTAATTAGGTTTTCAAAAGAGGAACCTGCAGTAATTACCGGCTTAATATATTCCGAGTTCTTAGCAAATGCACTAAGAGCAAGGTAATCTACCGAAGTGTTATTGTTATCATCGGCAGTTTTGTAGGTTATTACTGGACCCTGTTCAAGTACTTGCCCATTAGCCGAATAGATTTTATAATACAAGGTATTAGCTTGCTTATAAAAACCAACCTGGAAAGTATCTGCACTACCAATGGGATCTCCATATCCCTTGGTTACTAATCCAAAACTATAGGTAGTACTACCTGATTTGAAAGTAATCAGAGCAGAGGGTTTAGCCGAGTCGGGTACAGCAGAAGCAACTGAAATCCCATCTTCTGAATCTTTAGCTTTTCTTGCCGCAGCCTGAGAAGCAGTTACTGTACCTTGAGTAGCTCCTTTGCCAAGTACTCGAATAACACGAAGCTTAGAACCACCTTGCAAAGCCTTTTCGATATTTGATACAGAACCATCGGGTACAATTTCAGAACCATAGATTCTTTGGAACTGAGAGAATGTAGAGATGATTTCTGAAGGGTCATCGTATGGACCTTTAGTAGTTCTAGCCAATACACAAGAAACTCCTAACATGGGAGTAGTTTGAAGAACATTGTTGTTCTTAAACTTAAAGTCAATGTGAGGTGAAGTTGGCATAATTCTATTGTGATTAAAGTTAATTACTTGTTTAATTTATACCCTAGAGTATTGTACCTATGCCTTAGGTACTTTTAACTCTAACATTTCATTTTCGTTTTGTTCTAACAATCCAATAAGAACTGATATATCCTTGATAGGTGTAAGTGTACCTTCTTCCAAAAGCTTTTCTGGGAGAATACCATCTTTACATACATAGGTATATACCTTTTCGAGTATACCATGTTCTACATCGGGATGGTCATAATAATTACCAATTTCAATGAATAGGTTTCCGGTGGGAGCAAGCCTGCCCTTTTCCCATTCCTCTAAGTCATTGAAGTATGGTCTCACGTATCCTCTAGCAGGTAAGCCAGTATATAAGATTGTATGTAGCAACCTCATATCGGCTTGTGTTTGAGAAACTAGATGTACATCTATGGTAATATCTTTAGTTTCATAAGGAAACTCTGAAGCTTGGTAATTACCATCCTCAAGTTTATCACCAATGATGTATTTATTCACACCAATATCTCCAGCATAATAACCCTGTAGTTCTATGGTTATTCTTGGGAGAGTCTTTGGGCCTTTTACTTGATTATTCCCTATACCAAAAAGTGGTATAAACTTCTTCATACCTTTGATTGCCTCTTGAAATCTTTTTTCGTTTTCTTGAGACAAAGGTAAGAAGTCTTCTGGGTTTAAGGTAAGACCCATTTCTAACATTGTACTAAGTAGAGAGATATAAAAAGTTCTTTCTACTATTTCTTCTGAGTTTACCATTAAAGTCCTAATCTAATATTTAACTGAACACTTTGATTGCCATTGTCATTAATATACCCATTATAAGTTACCTGAATACCTCCAAAACCACTCATTATGGTTTGTAAATGACCAACACAATTTAATTCACTAACCCATTGAGTAGCAATATTTGAAGGATAATCGGTAAGCCATACTTTAAAGGGTATTGGTTCTGAACCAATACCTCCAGGGAATTGACCCTCTATTGTCTTACTTATATCGGTTATCTTAAATTGTTTTATAAATTTAGCAACTTGAATACCGTTGATAAGGTAGTACTGATAACCCTTTACATTACTAATCTGAGCAGTACTAGTATTTTGACCAAGATTTGGGAATGGTATATTCGGGGTTGGTTCAAAGCCATACTTAGTAGTTCTAGTACCTGGAGATTGAGTTATATTTAAAACTATCTCAGTGTTAGGTTCTTGCTGTGAGATAATCTTAACTATAGCAGTTCTTTCCAAGGGGTCATAGTTACTGGGGTTATGTTCTTGATTAGTAGATTTAGTTTTGATAGTAAGCTTACCTGCGGCATTAGCTTCTCCAATTTCTTGGGTTACCTCTAACCAATCTGAGGAGCTTTCAACTTTCCAATCTACAGCACGATATTCATCTTGAGGCTTATTATCGATAAACTTCTGTTGGTAACTGTATACACTTATTTCTAGGGTCTCACCCCTTTTAGTACCATCGAAAGTATGGGAAGTAGTTTCTGGAGTAATACTAAAATAAGTTCCCCAGGTCTCTACTATTTTAGGAGCGGCCTTTTGTACCAGGGTTACTTCCCTTTCTACACCCTGAACTACTACCTTGAGGACCTGCTCTTTTAAGGTCTGTTCTGTATTTACTGCTTTCGGTTTTACACGAATGGTAGCAGTACCAGTTCCTGATAGTGAAGATATTTCAAAATCTACTGCCATTATATAATCCTCCTTATTTCTTTTCTAACTTCATTACGTATTTCCTTTTGTAAGGCAGCTTTTCCACCAGCAGCCTTAAATGCAGGAGCCCAGAGAGGACGAGGTGGTAAATTACCATCTCTACTACCATACTCTAACATGATAGCTATCTGATTCAAAGTTTTTCTTGAAGTCTTACCAGTATAAGTAATCTTCTTGATTCCAATTGGTAAACCAACGAAAGTTCTTTTCTTACCCTTTACTAAAGTAACTGACCTGGCATATTGTCCAGTAAGATTTAGCATGGTATGGTCCCCATACTTCTTTATGGTACCAGGAGCATGTGGTGGCCAAGATACTCCGGAACCCCTTGGAGGTACACCAGTATTCAAACTTCGTCTTACTATACGAAGAAGTTGATTACCAAACTTTTCTGTACCTTTCGCATAACCCTTAGTTAAGATACTTGGAGTTTTAGCAATCAACCTTTCTGCACGAGCTTGTTCTCGTTTATCTACGTATATTTCTAGAGGACCAATTGGAGTCGATAGTGTAATATTAACCGACTTACTTGGCATAATTCTTATTATTGTTTAGGTTTATCTAATCCCAATTCTTGAGCAATCCTTAATAAAAGGGTTTCTTGGTTAGTTAACCTCTCATTCATGGATAACTTAAATTCTTCGAAATCTGGAGCAGGATTACGAGGTGATTCTGAACGATTATTAATTAGACCAAGAATATTATTGCATTCAGAAACAACGGCCTCAAATTTGGCTTTGTTATTTAAAATATTTAAAGCATTCTGTTTCTGCATTGATACCTCATTAATGATATTATCGAGATTGGTCGTATAATAGGTACCATTATAAATACCTTCATTTACATTAGTTGGTAAATAAATGGTAATTTGAGATATTGAATCTTGTATCACTAATTCGATACTGTTAACAAAACCTTCTTTACCATTTGAGGCCATTGGTTTACTTTCGCCAACTTTTAAAACTCTTGCTTGGTCAAAGATTGGATAACCAGACCGACGATCTTTCTCTAAGGTGAAAATCATATCACCCTTTTGTACTTTCTGAAAAATCAATTCTTCCATAATCATTTTCTATTTATTAAGTTTAAACCGAATGATACTGCACCTGGATTCTTCTGCATGAAGTCTACCAGTTTTAGAAATTGATAGTATCCAAATTGATTAATGAGTACCTGAGCTTTGTTTGCTACTTCTTGAGCAACCTCTATATTTGGAGCAGGTAATGCTAGTTGTATCTTAAATTCGGTGAGTTGTTCTTGTTGTTCCATAATTCCTTAGTTAATGTGTTAAAACGAAAAAAGGAGTACACCTAAAATAGATGCACTCCTTTTTAGTCATCTCAGCAAATTAAAAATTACTGAGCCGGTGTAGTTGTACCTTTTAAGGCAGCCACAACTTGAGTGATAATATTCTGGTCTCTCTGAGCATCTACTACTCGATTAAGGCGGGCAATCTCCTGGTCTTTTGCAGTATTCTCGATGAGACACTTGATTTCCTGTTGGCCCTTCTTGAGGTCACAGCAGCAACGTTCCAACTGAAGAGCCAAGTCAGATTTTACTTCTTTAATCAAGCCTTTGGTTTCGCAGCAGCAATCTGACTGTTGGTGTTCCATGTTGCAGAGACGGTCCATAACACGATTGAAGCCTGCGCCCATTTGGTCACGAGAATCTCGGATATCCGAATTCGTTTTGTAGCCCAAATCACAAAGACCTCTTTCCGTAGTGAAACGGTTGTTAAGGATTTCTCTACCAACACCGGCAACATCTTTTGCTACCCCACTGATTTCTTGAGTAACTCCACGAGCAGCATCAGAGATATCTTTGTAGATACCTGCCTTTGCTTCTTGAACCGTAGATTCTACTTTCTGAATGTCAGCTTTGGTATCATTGATTTTGTCCCATACGGAAACTGCAGCAGCACCAAAGCCACCACCTACCAATGCACCCCCGACGGCACCCCATCCAGAGCCCCAACCGGAATTCCGGTTATAACAATCATTACAGCCTCTGTCCGCGATTACAACGCCATCGCCAGCACCCTTTACTTCTACTCCCATAATTTTATTGGTTTTAGGAAATTAATAATTAAGTTTTTAGGGTCTCTCATATAATAAATACTGGTGTTGTATATAACCTATGATATACTAAATACATAATCATAGGTTATAGTTGCAGCATTCTGAGTTATATTGACTGTAAGCTCCCAACCATTATCATCATTTTCTGCTTGCCTTAATTTAATGGTACCCGACCTTGTTGATTCTACGGTATTCTCTGTTAAGGTTAAGGTTAACCCATAGTTTCCATTATCACTTGATAACGTTGTGATTGCTACATTTGTAACCCAACTTGGTTTTGAGGTTACAGTTAAAGCTAATGGGTATCTTGTACTTATTTCAGAACCGTTTATTACCTTAGTCTTAAAAGAATAAGCTACATCAACTGTAAAGTTATTACCTCCCAAAGCCGATAATCCAGTTCTAGAAGTAGTTCTAGAACCAGTAGGGGAAGTAAATGCCAAGTAATACTTATAAGATACAGATACTGAAGCAGCACTCTGTGTAACTTTAATGGTCTTAGTAGTTGCCCCACTATAGGATGCAGTTACTGTACAACTTCTACTTGAAGTACCTGTGTTCTCTGTAGCAGTAAGTACCGTCTTAGCTGAATTCAAACTAAATCCAGTACCACTTGCACTAACCGTAGGTGTAGCACTCTTCGAAGAACCTGCACTTATTGACCCTGAACTCCAATGGTTGGTAATAGATATACTTACACTGGCATAAATATTAACACTACCTCCTGAATTAGAAATAGAATATGAATTTGCCGATAAGCTTATTACTGGTGTACCCTCAGTAGTACTGGTAATTGAATTCGCTGCCTGGTATACTGGTACACTTACAGATTTGGTTTTACCATTTAGTGATAAGGTACCAGTAAGGGCTCCTACCTGGGTTCTAGATTTAACCGTAGTACCCAAAGAACCTGCACTAACTGCAGTACCATAACTAATGCTAGCACCGCTTGTAATTGTGCCACCTCCAGTTGTAGAACCATTCCATCCCCAAGTCTGAGAATATGATGGCATACTTGAGAATGAACTTCTACTTCCTCCACTTGCAGGTATATCGGGTACACTTCCTCCACTTGCTGTAATCTCACTGTAAGTCCTATAACCTGCCGACTGAGAACAAGATAGGGTTAACTTCTTCCCTGTTTCAGCTTGGGTTAAGGTTACTGTACCACTTCGTGTACTGGTAGAAGTATTATTACCCATAGTTACAGAAGTACCACTTCCAGATACACTACCAGAGTTGGCTCTAGTATAAGTTAAAGCAATTTGGTTACCATAATTATGACCATTTCTCAATTCTTGCTTGTAAGAAGCAACGGTAAAGGTTTTAGTATCTCCAGTTGCCCCAAATAATATAGAGGTAGGTGATAAACTCCAAACATGCCTCCAAGATTGAGAGGCTGCTTCCTGATACCATTTGATAGTATAGGTTTTACCTGAACCTTGTTGTATGAGAGTACCGTCAGTTTTAGACCTGGCAGTTAACTCAAGATTCTCGGTAGCTCTCCAACCTGTACCTTCTGCCCAAGTTACCCAAGAAGGTCTGCCCGAACTACTATATGCAACACTCTCTACAGTACTAGTAGCTACACCATCCAAATATTTAGTTCTAGTAGAAGTAGCCCCAAACCAAGGCTTCTCACTAGTAGGTTTAGGTTTTCCGCCTAAAGCCGAGAAATTCAAAGTATCTGTCCAAAGAGTAAAAGTATATTTCCAAGTTACCTTATGAATATCCTCTAACTTTACTGTTTCGTTATTTCCATAGGAACCGGCATTGGATAGTTCCAACCCCACATAATTTTCCCCTGTTCCTGTAGGGGAGAGTGCTAACAATTCAGCCTTGGTAGGACAGTCATTACCATCCTTACCAAGGCCTACTTTACTTTTGACAGCACTCCAGGTTGCTATCTCTCCCATAAGATTTATTTGTTTTTAAGTTCCTGAATCTCTGCCTTCAAAGCCTTGATTTCATCGTAGAGAAGTTTAACACCTTCGATTGCCAAGGTTGACATCTTGTGATATTTAACTTGTTTTACGAGTACATACTCTTCTCCGTTGATTTCTAAGGTTTCGAATTCTTCTGGATTAGGTACCGTAGATTTCTCTACTGGAACTTCTTCCACATATTTACCAAAGCCTAAGCCCTCAAGGTTCTGAGCAATAGTTCCCTCATCCTCCTTACCAAGCATTTCGAATGACTTGGTTGGTATCTGGCAAATCTGTTCCAGAGTATGATTCAAATCCTTAATGTTAGATTTGAGTCGAATATCTGAAGATTCTTTGAAGAAACCGGATGGTGCCGTAGTCTTAGCAAATACTACCTTGTCAGTAGTTGCCAATCCCAATTGAGCTCTAGTTACTGTATGAGGATTATCCTTTCTACCTGCATGGCTATTGATAGAAGTTTGAGCAGCAGTACCTGCAGCCTTAGCATCGGCAATAGCAGCAGCCTGAGCAGTAGATACTGGTTTATTTGCATCCGATGTATTGTTAACATTACCCAAACCAACTTGAGCCTTAGTAACTGTATGAGGGTTAGATTTATTGGCAATGTGGTTATTTACCTTAGTTTCCAGGGCAGTTATATCTGAACCCTTATCGGCAATCAATCCATCTACGTAAGTTTTTAATTCTGTACGAAGAGAATTGATAGCATTGGTTCTATCCGTAATCTCATTTGCCAAGCCTTGTACCGTATTATCCAGGTTAGTTTTATCGGATGCCGTCATTACACCAGCAGCAGTTTTGGTTGCTGCAGGGATATTAACATCTATATCAGTACCTCTAGCATATGAACCTTCTTCAGTATTCTTTACCCATCTAAAATATTTTAGAATGAGATAACCCGCAGCTGGATTAATAGAGTTAATTACCGTCATTATTTCATTCGGTAAACTATTAATCAGCTTATCATGAGCATTATCTTTTGCAATACGGGCCTCTTGTTCAGCTTCAATAGCATCTGGTAAGGTTTGATTAAGCATTATTACACTATCGGCATCCATCAGACCAGCTTCTTGAGTAGTGGCTGGAGTTAGAGGGATTACCATCCCATCGGGTTTATCAATGTAATGCCCTTGACCATCCGTAGCAGAATAGTTACATAAGATAATAACATTACGCTTATTTTTGTTAGCTATTGAAACCTTACTAATTAAATTTTTAGGCATGCTAGATACCACATCCTCAAGATGCTTACCTCTACTACCTTCGAAAGCAGTACCTGCGATTTCCCCAATGATAAGAGACGAAGTATTATTGTCTACGAATTTAGTACCTGACCAACGGAATTGGTATGGAGGTTCACCATCGGCAACATTTATATAAATCTTACCAGATTCTCCAACTACGGGAGTTTGGTGACCTGCATCCGTATACAATTGAACATTAGTAAGACCTCCAGTGGGGCTTACATCATAGGTAGCATATACTTCAAGTACATCATCTACATATGAAGGCAAATGGTTAGCAGGTACTAACCCATTCCCATCCAATGGAGCAAAGCCATCAGCCTTACCCTTAGTTGCTACAAAGGCATCATGCTTAGCTTCTAGAGTGTTAATGTTATTCTGCAGTTTAGTATCAAGGGCAGTGTCTGCCGCAGTTCTATCAACAATCTCTTTATCAATCCTTGCACCCAAAGCTGTATCGGCAGCAATACGAGCAGTTGCTTCATCGTTTACAGCTTTAGTAAACTTGGTATCTAAAGCAGTATCTGCAGCTTTTCTATCAGCTACTTCTTGAGCAAGAGCGGCTTCTGATTTACCGTCCAAAGCTTCGATAGCATCTTTACGGTCCTGAACCTCTTGAGCAATAGCATTGGGTAATGTCTCATCTAGATTAACTTTATCTTGGGCGGTCATTACACCAGCTTTCTCTGTAGTAGCTGCTGGGATATAAGTAGTCTTATAATCTTCAGGCTCATGAGTATAAATACCCTCTTCTTTTTTAGAAGAGAAACTATGAGTTAAAGTAACATGACTGCTTTGTTGACCTACCTCAACTGGTTTATCACCAGATAAGATAATAATATTATCTGGTATAGAATCAAACAGCTTCTTATCTGCTGCAGTTTGTACACCAGCTTTCTCTGCAGTAGAGGCAGGCAATGTAATAGGATTCTGTTCTACTGTACCATCTTCAACTACGGTCTTAGTAGCAGCTATGCCAACAGTAGTTTCATTGGGAGTTACTGCACCAAGAGCAAAGTTAGCCGTAGAGATTCTATCTAACTCAACCTTATCCTTAGCAGTCATCGTACCAGCCTTAGTAGCCGATACCTGAGGCAAATCGAAAGTTTCGGTAGTATCAGCATTCAAACCGTTATCCTTAGTTACGGTTACTGTTACCTTATTAGCATCTGAAGCTGCAGAGATATCCGTCAGAGAATTGGGGTCTAACCCATCTAACTTAACCTTGTCTGCTGCAGACATAACTCCAGCAAGAGTTTGAGTTACCGGAAGTAAATTCTTGGTAGCTTCTACTTCTTCACCATATTGGTTATTTGCCTTATCCTTGGTTGAAGTCTTTACTTTGAAAGAAAGCTGAGTACCTGTTCGGGTTACAGTACTAACATCGGTAACCATGGTATCAGGCAAAGCATCAGAAGTACCTTCTTCAGCTACCAGTCTTTCTTCATGGTCATCGGTAATGTTAGTGAATTTATTATCTAAGGCAGTATCAGCATCGGTTCTGTCCTGAATTTCTTTATCGATACGTTTACCCAAAGCTGTATCGGCAGCAATACGGGCAGCTTCTTCTGCATCGATGTTATCCTGGAGAACTTTATCTGCGGCCTTTCTTTCCTCTCTCTCTGTATTTAAGTCAGAAGTATTCTGGTCAATCTTTGCTTCTAATCGAATATCCTCAGCCTTACGAGCAGCGATTTCATTATTCAGCAAATCGGTAATGGCAGTATAGTTACCATTAATGTTATCCTGAATACCCTGAATCAATTCCAGATTACGTTGAATATTAGCAGCATTCTGAGTTACCAGAGCATTGGTAGCATTCAAGGAAGTTAACAGTTCAGTCCGTGTTTCACTTACAAAAGTTCTCAACTCATTTACCGTAGTAGTAAGTGTAGTACTTAAGTTAGTGAAAGTCTGTTGCAGAGTATTATCCCCTTGTTCACGCAGATTCTTTTCAGCTTCAAGCTTATTCTCCAACTCAGTAAGCTTAGCAGTCATAGTTGCTGCAAAGTTAGGGTCATCACCGAGAGCCTTAGCAATCTCGGCCAAAGTATCAAGTACCTCTGGAGCAGAGCCAATAATCTTTTGGATAGCTGCCTCTACTTGTTCAGAATTTTGGAAATCCGAATCATTCAACAATTCAGATACCTTTGTGATATAGTTAGCATGTTCTTCGATGCCATCCAACTTGGCATATAGCAAGTCAGTAAAGTCATTTGAAGAAAGTACTTTACCGTCTACCTTATCTACCTTCTTTCCATCCATTGCCTGGTCAGCAGCAATTCGATCTGCTTTTTCCTGAGCAATAGCATTATTAATAAGGGTATCTTGGTTAGCACGTTCTGTAGCTTCCTTATCGATATTATTCTGCAACTCGGTATCACCAGCTAAGCGGTCATTCTTTTCGGTAAGTATATTTTGGTTGATACCCGCCATATCATCTTTATGGTTCTGAAGGTTGGTATCAATCTTTGCCTCAAGTGAAGTCTCTTTGGCAATTGCTCGGTCTTTCTCTGCATTAATAGCAGTAGTATTAGCATTTACCTTTGCTTTTAATTCATTCATAGCATCGGTATTACCTGCCTCTAGAGAATCAATACGAACTCCCAAAGCATTATCACCAGCAATACGGTTTTCCTTTTCTTGTTCAAGCTTAGTATTAAGGCTAGCTACCTCGGATTCCAAAGCCTGCTTAGCATTATCCAATTTAGCCGTAAACTCAGTACTCAAGGCTTTATCGGCTGCAGTACGGTCTGCTGCTTCTTTATCCAAATTTACCTGAAGAACTTGGTCTGCAGCTTTTCTTTCTACACTCTCAGTATTAAGGTCAATATTGAGAGTATCGATACGAGAACTCAAAGCACTATCAGCATTGGTACGGTCAACGATTTCCTCGTTAATCATATCCTTAACTTCCTTGTAGTTATCCCCTACAGTCTTAGTTAAGTTTGTGATTGCCTCTGAATTTCTTTCGATATTATGTTGGTTAGTAGCGATTGCCGTAGTATTGGCATTTACCTGCTCGGTAAGCTCATTACGCAAGGTATTGATAGACTCTTGCATACTCAAAGCCAAGTCTGAGATACGCTGGTTAACATTAGCCAAACTTTGAGTATATGCTTCATCGGCAGTCTTTCTTTCGGCAATCTCTTTATCCAAGTTAGCCTGAATTGTGGCATCGGCATCTTTACGGTCTTGGATTTCCTTATTAAGGTTATCTCTTACAACTCCGAGTGCAGCATCTTCAGTAGCAGACTTATTGTCTACGTATTCTTTCAGTTTAGTTTCAAGGGCAGTATCTGCATCCTTACGAGCTTGAACTTCAGCAGCTACTTCAGCACTGTTTGCCTCGTCTCCTGCAATACGGTCTTCGATTTCTTGGTTAACCTGTTCTGTGATTGCAGCCAACTTCCTAGTGATAGTAGTTGCAAAGTTGGGGTCATTTCCAAGGGCATCGGCAATTTCCTTAAGAGTATCAAGTACCTCTGGTGCTGAACCAATAATCTTTTGGATAGCAGCATTTACTTCTTCTTCAGTTTGGAAACCGGCATCATTGATAAGCTGAGAGAGATGGGTAATATAGTTTGCCTTTTCTTCTATGCCATCCAATTTAGCTTTGAGTATATCGGTAAAGTCGTTCTTAGTCAAAGAATAACCTTCACGTTTATCTACCTTCTTAGCATCAAGGTCTTTATCACCCTTTTCTCTAGCAGCAGCCTCGGCAGCAATAGCATTAAGCAATTGTTCTTTGTCTTCTACACCCTGCTCTTTTATATCCTCAATTTTGTGTTCGAGAACTAAATCCTGAGCAGCACGAGCAGTAGCCTCTGAATCTATATTGTTCTGTAATACCTGGTCTGCAGCAGTACGTGCTTGAGCTTCCTGGTCAATCTTACCTTGAAGAGCATTGTCTGCATTAATACGGTCTGTTACCTCTTTAGAGATTTCGTTGTGAAGAACTTGGTCCTCAGAATGACGGTCTACCTTCTCTTGGTCAATCTTACCTTGAAGAGCTAAAGTATCAGCCTGGCGATTAGTGATTTCTTCATTAATCTTAGAATCCAGTACGGTATCTGCATTGGTACGATTTGCAGTTTCTTCAGCAATCTTTGCCTCGAGTGCGGCCTTATCATTGATATGGAGAGTCTTAAGGTTATTTACACTTTCCTTAATCTCATTATCGGCAGCGATACGTTCATCTTTTTCCTTTTGAATAAGGTCCTTGAGTTCTTTCTCAAGTTCACCCTTATCTTGATTTACCTTATCTTCAAGGTCTTTGATGTCTTCAGCATTCTTATCTACCTTCTTCTCAACTCGGTCGATTTCAGCTTTTAAGTCTGCCTTAACGGTATCAATCTTCTTATTGATTTGGTCTAACCCATATTCTAGGTTATCCTGAACTGCAGCTACTGCAGCACCCAGAGCAGCTTCGGCCTCCTTAGCACGATTAACCTCTTCGGTTAAAGCAGTACGAAGGTCGGTTAATTTATTAGTGATAGTAGTTGCAAAGTTGGGGTCATTGCCCAATGCTTCTGCCAACTCTTTAAGAGTATCAAGGGCATCATCAGCACCATCAACCAAATCACTAATCATCTGTTTAACTTCTTCCTCGGTTTGATATTTCAAATCATTCTCAAGCTGAGAAACTTTAGTGATATAATTTGCATGTTCTTCGATGCCATCAAGTTTAGCCTTCAACTCATCGGTAAAATCATTTTTCGATAAGTCGTATCCTTCTTTCTTATCTACCTTATTCTTGATAGAAAGTACGAAGGCCCAGAACTCATTTATAGTTCCTCCAAAGCCAGCTTTAACAAAGTCATCATAGTAACCCTGTAATAACCGCTGGTCTATTTCTTCGCAGGTATAATACTTACTTACATACATATTTTATAAAATTTAAGGATTAATTACTGCACGTTGACGACCCAGTAAGAATTCAGAATCGATATCCCTGAATGGTTCTCCCTCTGAACCACAGAAGGCATTCATTGGTACATCCGGATTTTCGGGGTCTACATCTCCACCGTCCTCAATATCTCCCCGTATACAAGCATAATCAGGAAGCCTATTTACACGGAACTTTATTACCTGGCCTATACCAGGATGAGGTATTATTTTATCCCAGATATCCCCGAAGTAATCTTGAAAGCAGGTGACAAATTTGTTTCCGGTCATCGATTGAAATGCCGTTACATCATTGCCATTACCTTTCATTTCAATATGAACTCCAGAGGTACCATTGAGGATAACCAGATTACTATCAAACCAAATTCCACTGTTTGTAGTAATTGGTGTCCACCTCAGTACTAACATCTTTGCCATATACTTTATTTTTATTCTACAAATTCAACTTTGGTATCTCGATCTCTCTTTAGGATAATCATGAAAACTAAAGCCTCATCCTTTGCCTGAGCAGTCTGAGTATCTCCAGAAGGCTTATACGTTATACCATTAATTACAAACCTATCTTGTTCCCAATTAAAATCCCAATAACCTTCCGGTGTAAGATAACCGATTTGTTCTATATAAGATTTAGAAATTAGTATTGATAAGTTTTCATCATCCAATTCTCCTGAAATAGTTGCCTTATTGATAGGCCAGTTTCTGAAAGCATTGTAGTAACATAATGCCTCGATTTGGATGTTATAATATTTAGGTATACTGTCTTCGGCATGACTGAGAAGCTGATTAACATGTTTGGCCCAGGTTATGGATTGCCTACCAGCATCCCAATCTAAGAAGTCAGTGATAATTTTCTTGTATCTATCCCAAGAGCGGTTCTTTACCATTCTCCAGGGTTCTTTTGTCATAGCTTAGTTAGAATTGATTTCTTACCACCTTTTACTGGAGCACTTGGGTTGGGTCCATCTAATACTCCAGGTTGCCTTCTGTTAACTACTTTTGGGACTACGGTTCTAAATACTTCATCACAGAATGGTAAGTAGATTTCCAATCGTGAAGCTAACATACAAAGGTTCTTTCTTAATTCATCTATTAATCCACCTGGTTGCATTGCTTGAGAAAGTGTTTTCCATAGGGAACTTGTAGCATCTGCCAAGGTATCATAATATTGCACTTCAGTAGGCCCAGTAGTGATTTGTTTTATCCTATCACCTCGGGCAAGTTCGGGTTTAGAAGTACCATCACCAGTTTGTTCTTTGGTAGAAGTTAATTGACTTAGGTATTCTGAAGTACTTGTTAATAGATTAAGTATCTTCACATTGAGAAAGTCCCATGCTGCCAATTCCATTATTAATTGGTTTTCTAGTGCTTCATACCATAATTCATCAGTATACTTATCTGCAGGAATTTGGTGATTTACTAGAGGACCAATATAATATTGCCATTTGGTGATGTAGATAGATTTATCTTCCCTGGTCATTCCATCCGATATCTCTGAAGGAATGTAGTGGTCGATTAAGTTATATATTGTATCGGCTAATGCCGTATGTCCATAATCACAAACTACCAGAGTCTTATCTACGGTGATATCTAAACCATTTGAGTTAGTTACATGTAATGTTACTGTATAGAAACCGGGAGTTTCATAAGAATAGGAAACATGTCTTCCACCATTGAAAACCTCTCCCTTATCATCGCCAAAGTCCCAGTCAAAAATGGATTTGGCCGGGACTTTGGATATGACTCTGAATGAAACTTCCAGACCTGACGTAACGTACAAAAAGTCCAGATTGTTATTCATATTAGTCTGTCTTATGTAATTTTCATATATTACCCTTTAGAAGAGGATTCGAATTCTTCCAGCAAAGCCTGAATAAGTGTTTCTACTGTATCATCTTTCTCGGCAACGATTTCATGAAGACCTGCTACCAGTTTCAGTTCTTCCAGGGAATAGCCCTTTGCAAGTTTTTCAAGAGTCATGCCTTTCTTGAACTGAGCATTCAGTTTCTTATCCAACTTTTCGATGTCGGCCTCTGAATACTTTTCGATTTCTGATTTATCAGCAATGATAATCAGATGGCCAGAGGCAATTGCCTTCTGAATCTTTGGTGCACGGAATTGACGACGAGAGAGTTCCTTGTCTTCTCCTCTACAAACGGTAATACCAGTTGATTGGTCATGAAAACTGTAAGCTCTTGGTCCCACAGTTACTGTATATTTATCTTTAGCCATATTTCCTAAGATTTAAAAATGATTAAATTAAAGAGAGGATAGGTCTTTTTAGTTACCTACCCTCTCAGGGAATTTATATAGATGAAACCGGACGTCCCTTATTATTCTAGGTTAACCATCAAATATGGGTCTACATTCATGAACTCGGGGAAACCGAATTCTGAGAACTTCTTGTCAGCAGCCAGCAACAGAGTTGCATCCTGGTACATCTTAGAGAAGCCAGTAGTCAAGCTTGCATAGATTGCCTGAGTCTGGTTAGAAACGATTCTTTCAGATTCAAGCATCAACTGACGAGCAGTAAGCTTAATCAAGGCAGCAGATGTATCAATCAACAGCAACTGTTGGTCGGGTGTACCCGGGTGAATGTAGAAGTCAGCATTCTTGGGAACAGGAGACTTAACATTCAGGGTAGCTTCTGTAGTACCAGAGTGACGATCCTTGAATTCCGGCAAGTTCAGCATTTCGATTGCCTGGTCTTCACCACCAATCATAGTTTGGAAGTTACGTCCCATACGAGCAGCACGTACCCAAATATGCAGAAGGTCTTTGTAAGTGATACCATTAGTTGTTTCGTATACACCGATTACCGGGGCAGACTCAGAGCCATCAGGGTTGTTACCATTGATAGCAACGTCCATAGCCAAAGTATCCAGAGCATAACCCAACTGAACACCAAAATCACGAAGGTAGATTCCCAAGACATCGAGTGAAACATAGTTACGAACTTCATCAGTAAGTTTGAAACCTTTTCCGATTTTGAAGAGGCTAACTGATTTCTGTCCGAAGCTAACATCACCCAATGGGATAGTTTCTGCCTCATTAACCTTTGCAGGGGCAGCATCCGACATGTTAACCATCGGCATGATTGCTTGTAAACCATTGATTGGTTGGTCAGATGCAATGATATTTGGATAGAACGGAGCCTGGCGCATACCCAATGTGATAGCAGCACGAATGATTTCCGGAACAATCCAACGAATATTCTGTTGGGGCATTGTAAAGATGTTCTGCATCGTGTCCACTTTTGGATTGATGCCCATCTTTTCAAAAAGTTCATCTTCTGAAATACCCCATTTACCGGTAACCAATTCTCCAAAAGTTACCTCTACAGGCTTCTTGTCCTGTGAACCGGAACGAACAGCTTCCAAGCTTCTTACCATTTCCGGCAGCTCATTCATAAAATCTTGAGCCTTCAACTTTGTAATATCTATTTTATTTTCCATAACTTCTTTTCTCTTATTTGATGAGTACTTGAATTACCTCATTTGCCTCTTCTGCTGGATTAAGGGCAATGAACTGGGTTGAAGTTGCTTGGTTAGCTTTTACGAATCTATCGTTAAGCAATTCTCCATCGGGAGTTACATAGCCAGCTTCGATATTTTCGTTTGATACCCAGTTACAAATCATGTAACCTTCCATAGCTACTGTTACCTCTACCGGGAAATTTCTTTGAGGTTGATAAGCAGGGTTAACGTTATCCGTTACTGCTACACCCAAATAAACTTGAGTAGCTGTATCAGTGCAAGGGTAAATCAAACCTTCTTCATTCAAAGCCACTGGCATACCCTGTACGATTTTCTCTCCAGCTTTAACATTGAAAGCCTGGTGCAATTTGTGTGACTCACTTTTGTAAATCACCGCTCTCGGGGTTCTTTCCCCAAAGAGAGTAAGTTGCTGAGGGTCGTTTACGATTTTAGTTTTTTCCATAACGCGGATTATTTATATTAGTTATTTGATTTTGTTTCGATACAAGTTATCGATTACATTCTTAGTACTCGGAGATTCTGAATTCCGTTGGGTATCAGTACCCTGGGTTCCAGTTTTACCCTCGGTATCATCCTCAGCAATTGAGGAAGCACGGTTGACGTCCTTAGAACCACATTTTGAGCAAGTGAGAGGGAACTTCTCTTCCAAGCGAGCTTGGTAATCCTTGGTCAAGGAAATAAGAGTAGTAATACCAGTAGTCTCGGCATTGAGCATCGTAACGATTGTCTCATCTATCTTATCACCCATCAACTTCTTGTAGGTTTCTACGGCATTTTCACGTAGAGAAGCAATGTGATTCTTTCCTACGGTTGCCATTTCCTTCAAGTTAGCTACTTCAGCATTCAAGTTGGTAATCTGTTCCGTAAGAGAAGTTTTCTCTGTAGTAAGATTATCTACCGAAGTTTGCAATTCGTTTCTGGATGATACCAAAGTCTGAATGCAGGCAATTACATTTTCCTGATTCATCTCTTTACCTTCTTCCAGGGTAAGCATGTTATCCCCAAAAAGGCTTTCAAGAAATTTTAGTAATTCTTCGTTCATGTTATTTTTATTTGAATGATTATCCTTGGCATCATTATCATTAAAAGAACCCTGAGTATCGTTCTTTTCTTGATATGATGTTAAATCTGATTTATAATCAGTAAAGAAGTATTGCTTCGATTTATCATCTCTGTATTCTTCATAAGATGCCCAAGTTCTTTTGGCAAAGGTTGGGTTAATGATTTTACCATCCGAGCCAATTTTCTGGGCAAATGAATCAGCACCATGTGAAACTAGTGAGGTCTCAAGGTAACGAACAATTTCAGTAACAATTCTACGTACCATAACTCCCTTAGAGTCATAAGTACCCAGTTTCTGATAAAATTCGTTATCTTCCATTTGGGGATGGGATTTATCCCACTTAAATTGTACAGTAACTGAATTACTATGAATTGAAGGAGGTTCCATAAGGATGCCTCTAGCAATTCTTGGGTTTGCCTTACCATCGATTTTCAGAATACCGTTGATACCAGCGGGTATAGTAAAGCTACCGTCTTTATAGGATTCCTGCCACATTACTTGTGATACAGCACCAATAGCATTACCGATGTTGGTTTCATGGTCACAGTTTACTGTTTGACCAAGCAACATCTTCATAGAAGCCTTTAGTACTCCATTCTGACCAAAGTCTGTCGGGTTCCAATTCTTAGATACAATCGTTTCTGAAAGTAATCTGAACATTGGTTCGATAAACTCTTCGTCCTTAGGAGTTAGTTCCGATTTGTCTAGGTTGGGATAGTAAGTATTATAATCTATATCCCCTCCCCAAAACCCAAATTGAGCAATGGAATCCGGTGTAGGATTTTTCCATTTGTAATAATTCTCTGAGAAAGTCTGGGCTCCCACTGCTTCTGGGATATACCCAGCCATAATGGTATGGCCTTGACCTATCACCATAGAATCAAGATGCTCTTTGTTTTTCTTTGTGAATTTACTCATCTTGCTTTAGTATTTTGGTCTCCTCGAGAAGGAGCCGGGTTTGTCTTATCTCTTGACCTACGAGCAGATTGGTTTTTATCATCCTGCCTTTGTTTCTTCTTGGTACCCTCTTGTGGGTCTGTATTACCACCCTTAGCAAATTGGTCCTCAAGTGAAACTCTTGGTTCCTTTTCATCTGGTGAATCATAACCCATTGCCCAAGCATATTGCTCTTGGCTAATGATACCTGCCTTATACAATAAGTCAAGGTTCTGTATCTTATACTGAAGACCTTGTTGGATTTTAACTTCATCAGAAACTGTAGAAGTTCCCCAATCAATCTTCATCCCCTTATTATTAAAGCCTGCCAGACGCAGTTCTAGAGAATAAAGTCGGTCTAATACATAAGCTACAAGCATTTGGATATTTTTTAACTGGCTAATCATCTTAGACAGCATTATACCAGTTGCACCTTCACCAGTAGTAGATGATACCCCAATGATAGAGCCATTAACTCCCAACCCATTTGCTACAGATTGTTGGTTCATATTCCAAGGCTTCTCGATATTACCGAGTTCCTTAGTAGTAGAATTGAGTTTGAATTCATGGTCATCTATGTAACCAGCAACTACTCCATCCTTCATACCCTCTTTAACATTACGTTTAAGGATATTAAGTTCATGGTATAATCGAGATTCATAAGCTTTGATACTCTCGTTGGGTCTTTGTGGAGATTTCTGCATTTTAGCTTCTAAGAAACCAACCATACCACAAATCTCCATGATATGTTTGAAGTTAATCTTCATATCATTTTGTCCTTTGAGAGAATCCAATGCAGGCATAAATGGAGGAACTCCATAAGGTTCATCGGTATCATTGAACATACCAACATAGAAGTAGGTTTCTGGGTTAAGCTTAATGTAATCTTGTTGCTTAACAAAGAAATTTATATTCTTTTGGTAAGGAGCATACACCCCATTTAATTCACGTTTAAACTTGATGTGTTCTGGCTTAAGGAATAATACCGTAGCCAATCCATCAAGCTTGTCATTTGGTACGCCTTCTACAGATATTGCCCCACTTACAAGAAGTTGAACAATCATTTTGTTAACTAAACCATCTATACCAGCAGTATATCTGGTCCATCCCTTGGTGGCTTTCTTAAGATGTTCCCTCATCTTTGAAGCCTCTTCATCGGTGTTATTAGGGAAAGTTACTGTATGACTGGTGTTAGCTAACTTAAACATATCTTGTAATGCAATGCCCATATCGGGATTTACCTTATATAAATCCCGAATTAAAGGTATCACATCAACACGAAAAGAGGGTTCAACTAATTTAGTCAACCCTTGTAATGATGTAATTAAGTTATCACTATCATCGTCAACTGAAACCCTACCAGGTGAAATTGATGTGGCAGGCTTTTCCTCTTTATTAGAGGATGTACCATTCTTGGGAGGGTCCTTCTTACGTCCCCAACCCCAACTAAAATTGAAGTACTTTTTCATCTTGGTTGTACGATTACGTTAGTTTTTCCTTTCCTTATGTGATTACATATTGCTTTTCCAAAGATATCATCATCGGCATATACATCTCCTTCAAGGTCTACATCTACAGCTGAATTGTTAGCCCTATGTTTACCCATTGCAACAGGTCTACCTAAACCATCATAAATGAAGGTATAAGCTTCTTGTACAAAGAAGGGGTCCTTAATGATTACGTTATCTAATCGAATATCTTCTTCCAAGTTTTCTATTATCACTGAACGATTCTTTTGGGTGGTTAACCAACCAGGGGATTTATCCATTTCAGGTCTACTTTTACCTTTTTTCTTCAGCATCTTCTGGTAGTAGTAAAGGTTGGGGTAGCCTTCATCTTGAAGCTTAGAAGTTACTGATAAACCAACGTCATTGGATTCTGGAGCTATTACTGCCCAGTTAAACAACTTCCCAGTATCACCAAGTAACTTAGCATAAGCTCCCACTGCCATTCTTCCCTTATATACTACTTGTTCTTCTCCTAGCTTATCCATACAAGTAAATGAAGAGTAGTCAGAAGCTCTACCAGTTGAAACGTCTGCACCAATGAAATATTCTTTATCTGATTCGGGTTCACAGAATTGTCGGTATTGACCATTAAATCTCTTCTTAATAACTGGGTAATCACTAAGGCAGTCTTCGATAGCTTTAATATCGGCTAAGTCGAAGACTGTATTACCAGATGATAAGAAGTCACCATCAATTTCTTGTGCAGTTCGTTTTGCTCCCAAAGCAGAAGACATTTGGTTATACCAATTGATATCTCGTTCTGGGTGCATTTGCCAGTATAATCGAATTGGGTTAAAAGGATTACCTCCTGCAATGGCATCTACCCAAGTTGAGTGATAGAAATTACCAACTCCATAGGGAGTGGAATTGACGATGGCAGCTCCACCAGTGGAAAGAGTAGGAAATGCAGCAGCCCAAATTTGAGCAGCCCATCTTACTACTGCTGCCTCGTCAATTACCAGAAGAGAAAGGGATTCCGAACGACCGGCTTCGGATGATGTCGGAATTGATTCAATAAATGACCCATTATCAAATTCTATCATGGAAGCAGAGCCATATTCACCAGCTCTACCATTGATTATGGGAGTTTGAAGGTACCATGGAAGATTCTTGTACATGAACTTAATCTTCTTAAGCACCTTCTTAGCAGTTGTGTCTTTGATAGAGATAATGTTTATCTTTTTGTTGGGATGGTACATCGCCAACCAAAGACAGTACATTGAAATAAGTTCTGTAATTCCTGCCTGACGGAACTTGAGAATGATATTGAATCGTTGGGCAATGAAATTGTAGAGAACTGATTTCTGAAATGGGTATAAATCAAATCTTACCTTTCCTCTTACTGGATGTATCACATAGCAAAAAAGGCTAAAAAAGAAAACATCACTAGAAACTCGTGATAGGTTTGATAGCTCCTCCCGAGTTAATGTAGTTCTAGTTTCTGAGATAGTCTTTGCCATTACTTAAAAGTTATACGTTATTTGAAATTCGATGTCAGTACCTATACCAGATTTTATCTTTGGGTAGTAAAAGGTATTGACTCCGAATTTGTAATTAAATCTCTTAGTCTTGATTGAAAGACCAGCTCCCATATCTAAGAGATTATTGAAAGGTCTGTATTTGCCATAAACGTATGGACTAAGTGATAACCTTGCAACTTTCTTTCGAGTTAATTGACCTTCATACCAGTTGTAGTTGTACTTATCTAAATCGATTGGGAATAATCTAGTTGAATAAGTGTTAGTCTCCTTATTGAACAGACTTAAGTTCAACTTATCTTTCTTCAAAACAATTTGAACCAGGGAATCTTGGTTACTGATAACTGGCTGCCTTAGCATGGAATCAGGAAAGAGAGTTGGCTGCTTATTATCATGAACTAAGATTTTACCTGGTTCAACTTTTTCTGAGTACTTCTTCTCTGGTTTGAAGGGTTTCTCTGTGTATACTGTATCTGGGATTTCATTGACCGCTAGTTCTAAGGAATCAACCTCTCGAGAAAGTTTGTAATTCCTGAAGCAAAGGTAAATAGTAAATCCTAGAAGTACAATGAACAAGGCCCTTTTTAAATTCTTCATGTTCAAAAATTTTAGGAAGTTCGCACGCTTTAATGATACTATCTATTCGGTAATCGCTTAGCGATTACCTTTATCGAACGAAGTGAGATAATATCCAAATATACTACTTACGATATGATATATGAATAGCTATATATACGCAGATAAATATATAGATATATATACGTAGTATATTATATATCTATATATTTCAAGGCACCCCAGAAACTTATATATAAGACTTTATATATAAAGCTGAAACTCAAGGTTTCTTGGTATTTGCCTTTTTGAGGCATTTTTTGAACCAAATACCTATTTCCCCTACTGCCCCTTTGGCAATTGTATACCTTGCCTTGTTAAGCCAATAATGGTAATCCTTAAAATCACCTTCGAAGGTATCACCATTTTTGTGAAGGTAAATTTCGAATTTATCGGGGAATCCCATAATTGCCTTGAAGTCTTCGATTCCCAAGGGGTATCCATCTGGTCTAAATTGCCTATCTGCAGGTCTGAGAGTTAATGGTGGTTTATCATACTCCAATCGATATACTCCTGGGAGAGTACTCATCTTTGCAGTTTTGATAGGCCACTTCTTTTCATCTTTAAAATCTCTAACCCAGAGTCTATGTATCTTTGCTACTGTAAGATTCTTCTTTTCAGGAAGCTTCCGATAGTCATACATTGCCAGAGTTTTACTCATAAACGGAATCTGGTTAGTATTATTTTCCTGAGAGAATGTGAGTGGTTTAAGTAGATTTCTAGTAATTGTTGGGTTTTTTACTTGAAATACTTCATCAAAAGCATTCAAATATTTCTTACCCGTTTTTCTATGTACTCCAATGATAAGTAATCTCTTTCGTGATAACTGTGAGTTACCGTAGTCAGAAACGCTTCTTTCGTGAAAAATAAGTTTATAGTCTTCAAGAGTTTTTTGAAGATATTCTTTTGGGAGCAAAGATAGCAAACGAGGTAAGTTTTCAATAAGAAATATCTTAGGTTTATAATGTAAGATTGATTGAATTACTAGATTCAGGGATTTATTCTCTTGGGGATTGCCCAATTCTTTTACTTTTGAAAGCCTCATAATTGAAGCTATCCCGCAATCTGGGGAAGCAACCACAATAT